TTTTGTTTACTACATATTTTGCTAATTCAGGCGGTGTATAATATTTATCCAATAGTATCTTACTCACCTTCACCTCTCCCTTCTCTCGGCTTAAACTGGAGGGAGGTACCCCCCTTTTTTTCTGCTTTGGCTTGGGCAAGAATTTGGACTTCACTTAGGGCTTTAATGGCTATACTTAAACATTTAGAACGGTATCCGTTACGCTCTTATGTTCTCACGCAACAATACCCTTTTGAGCCGCCCCCAGACCATCCAAAAACTCCCCACGTACCATAATCAGGTTCATAATAAAGACATTCTTTACATTTTATCTTCATCTTCTTCAACTTCTTAAAATCCGGCACACAAAACGCCCCCCCTTTTTTTTCGGGAGGCGAGAGGAGGATGGCCTCTCTCACTTAAAATTATAATTGAACATAATTCCCCACTGGGGGCTCTTACCCCGCCAGTCAGTCGTTAGTCCAAAATCCACCCGTCCGTCTCCTTCCAAAACCGGTGCCGATAGTTTTAGCCCCGGCCCTCGTTCGGAGACTCCGAATGTCACCGGCCCAACCCTGCCAGCGGGAATTATAAAGGGTGGCTATACTGATAAATCTGCGCGGCCGATCCACCCTTAAACTCCGCAAGCTTCGCCTCGAGGAACTGATCTAACCAGTTCTGCACCGGACCAATTGCAGCCTCAAGAATTCCAAGGCTATTCTTAGAAATGGTTGCCATAAATATATTTTTGGCCTTATTTAGTGCGGCCTGTTTCTCCTGGTCCGTTAGTTTCCCATCCTCGGCAGCCTTTTTCAAGTCATCAACCAGCGTCTGTTTGACAGCCATGACCGCATTCTTCGCCACCTGCTCCGCTTCATTAATGGAAGCAAGGATGGACTGTTTAGCTACTCCTTCATTCAAGGCATTCGTCTTCGCTTTGAGGAATGCCACCCCGTACCCAATCAACGCCATCAGTAAAGCCGCAATCACCGGCAACAACATTTGAACGATTTCCAAACCAAACTTTTCCCACATAAACAAACACATCCTTTCATTTTTCAAATATAAGAGAGACGCTCTACCTCCATCTTTGTTCCATTAGCACAGTAAAAATCGTCACTTACGCCTCGGTCCATACTTTCGCACCAGCCAAATCCTTTTGAGCAACAGGTTGTGTTGTAATTCTCGCATTCTTTACACCGTACCACAGGCACAGCGTCGATTGTGGGAGACTCTTCGATTGCTTGCAAAACAATTTCTCTTTCGTGATATTTTCCCATGTCGAACAAGTCGTCCAACGCCACATACCAACCCATAATTTCGGCTTTTAACCTGTCAGCGTCAATCAGCCTCATACTATCCCTCCAATTCGTTTACTAGTTTAGCCAAAAAAATCACCGTTAGGAAATTTAAGAACACTAAAATAAAGAAGGTTCTTTGTTTTCAGGACAAAGCTCAAGGAATACCGGGAACCTTAGTGATTTGTTTCCGTTCGCATCCTGCGTCTCCTCAAAGAACTGGACCTTGACAACCCTACCTATTAGATTATCCTTGTCTTTCCAAAAGGCCTTTCTGAGGCTTTCAGTGAGGCCAGATCCTACTTTAACAGTATTACCTTTATATTCTACAATTAGTGATCCTAAAAGACCTTTGTACTTTCCTCTGCCCTCTTGAACTCCAACGACTCTTAAGTCGCAATCGTTCATTCTCTTTACTTTAAGTAAGTCCTTAGTCCTTCTGAACTGATATGGGGCGTCCGCTATGTTGATCATCAGGCCTTCTTGTGAGCGCTTGCCTCTTGTCACTTTCTTCAAAAGTTCATTGATTTTGCTTGTATCTTTTCCAAGATAAAGGAGAGGAACCTTCTCAACATGTTCGCATTGTTCAACAATCTTTCGGAACCTCTTCCTTCTGTCTTTATACGTGCCCTCAGATGCCCTTTCATTCCATTCCTTTATAGATACCATATCAAAAACAACAAGTCTTATCCCGTGCTTCTCAGCATCTCTGCGAACTATTTTTGTTGTTGCCTTATATGCTTCCTTGCTCTTCATATTTCGCCAATCGTCTACTAGGAGCTCTCCATCAAGAACAAAATTATCTTCCTTGACATTCCTTAGATCATTCTCAATATCAACTGCACCTATGATAGGTTGACCACTTCTTGCAACAAGACTTACCTTTCCATTCTTTTTAGAAGCAACGCATCGAATTCCATCAAGCTTTAATGTCAACGCAAATTCTTTTCCTTCAACATAGTCCATGTTGTCAAAGTATTTTTCGGCCAATTGCAATTCCATGGTGGGTATGAAGTCTTTGCCAAATACCTTATTGATTGTCTTTTCTGACACGCCTATTTTGATTGTCTTTGCAAGGCAGCCATGAATAAACTCTTTGTCTTCCTTATGAACATACACAAACGAGTTTATCGCAGCCACATCTGTGTATTTGCCTGTGCAGTTATTTACAGCAAATTCAATGCATTCTTCGAACGTTCTTATTGCTTTTGTTGGCCTGCACGACACGTCTTTGTTCAGCTTCTTGATTGAGATGTTCGTTGTGCTAAACGGATCAAAATAATACTTAAGGAACCATCTTATCTTTTCGTCGTCCTTGTATTTCTTCAGGACGTCTTGCTTATAGATGTTGCTATTACTAAGATTGATTTCATTTATGAATTGTTTTATGTGTTCCATTTCATTTACCTCTAATCATATGTATTGCCCGGGTGGTTAGCCCAGGCTTAGTATGGATAGCAAGATGATGGCGATGACAACAATCAACCACGCCTCCTTTCTGCCCGGGCTTGTGACCGGGACTGCCGCATTACCGGGCGTTGCCACCCGTCACTCTGTGAGGGCTTATGTTTAGCGGAGATATACCCAGTAATAATCGTCGATGTGTTGCTCGTATCGGAGGCCTTTGCGTCTTAAAAGGGAGACGACATTATAATAGTTGTTGCGTGTAATTTTCGTATAGAGCACGTTGCGCTTTTTGTTAAACGGGTCGGCTTTGTCATTGATTAACTCGATATTCAGCTGACGCTTAACTAAATCGATTAACTCCGTTTTTGTCATTGTAATTCCTCCTAATCATTTTTGGGGTTTCCCCCTCCTTCTAATTTTATTATAACACAATCGGAACACAATGTAAACAGCTAAATTATCTACTAAAGCTCTTAATTGCATTTTTCAGCGCTGAGTCTTTTATCGCTTTATCCAATAGGAAAGATCTTGCTAAGTCATTGATTATGTTTTGCTTTGCTGTGTTATTCTCAATATTGACATAGCTTTCGATATTGATCATCTTAGACTTTCCTACTGCTGGAAACAATAGAGTTTTTCTGTTTAACAGGAAATCATTTATGAAGTTCTTGCTCCTAATTGCTTTTATGTTTTTATATGCTGTGTTGCCGTATTCATTTAGAAGATTGTCTAAAACATACTTTTGAATTTCATACTTTACATTATTTGTTTCAAACAAAAACGTTAATACTTGAATTAGCTCTTGCTTGTTTGCAAACCTAATGTATTCAAGCAGTTCATGCATTACTTCTTTGTTATCTTTGCACATGTATATAGAAAACGTCTCGTGATCATTATCACATATTGCTTTTTTGGAAAACCTCCAAGCAAGTGAAGCACATTTGTTGTTGTAAAATCTATTGAGCAATTTGCAACCTGAGCCATCTTCATGCTCATACATTACGATTCCATTGACGACTTTTGTTTCAGCAATCTTATTGCAAGGGCAATGTATTTTCACATCAACCCCTCCTTTATGATTGCTTTTGCCATCTCTTTTGGAATATCTTTAATAGCAATCGATTTGTAGCCATCCTTTGCGAACCCGCCTATTGCGAACTTTACTATCTTGGCTATTTTATTTATATCACTCTCGAGCATTCTGACCTCATTCTGAGATTCAATGAAGCCACCATCTGATATTACTATCACAAGGTTTCTTTTGCCCTTGAATTGATACTTTAGAACCTCTTGATATGCGCTCCTTATTGACGTTCCGCCTGAAGCTACAGGATTTATTGTTGCTTTCTCTATTCCGCTATCGAATGTCTTATTTGTGTAATGCTTGGAGTTAAAATCAATTTGTGCTGTCCTTATGCCGTCAATGTTCTCTAATGCCGAAAGCAATATGATAATTGACTTTGCGTAATCGTCTTTGACAAAACTTGTTGAGCCTGATATGTCTCTTAGTAAAACAACGTCAAGTAATACTCTTTCCTTTTTCCTGTATTGGTAGTCTTTGCCTTCTTCTCCAATTATGCTATTGACATAAGCTGATTGTTGCTTTGCAAAGTTAAGATCACCATCACTTGCGGCAATATTTTTGAAGTCCACAAAAGCTCTATTAAATAAGTTTCTTAATGCAGCAATCTCGTTCTTGTGCTCAATCGCTGTTTGCAGGAAAAACGACGTTCTTTCCTTATTCACAACACTTACTGCATTTCCAGCCTTGTTGCCGTTAAGACTTTTCTCTATCTTTTCTTTTACTATTTTTTCATCAAAGAACTTGCTTGCGATTTGCTTTTCGACTTCACTTGAATTATATTGACTTTGCTTCTTTTTCCTGTCATTTTCGGAGATTGCTTTTTGCTTTATCGTAATGTTGTTTGGCATGCTTTGGTTTGTTTGTAACATATTCTTTTGAATTAAGTTTAAGATTATCTCGCATGCAATGTCGCAATCGTTTGGACTTCCTCGTCTCATTAAAACAACAAAAGGCAACATCTTATTGATAAGTTCTTTGTTTGAGTTATCATTGATGATGTTATATCTTGCAAGATCAAACAAATCGTAAATTATACTTTCAATGGACCCGTTTTCTGGATTTTCTTTGTTTCCATTTATTTCGCTTTGAAGTGTTGATAGCAAGATGTTGAAGAATATTGATGATTCAGGAAAGTCATACGACATTTGGTATTCAACTCTTGCATCCTCAAGTATGTTCTTAATTGCCTTTGCAAGATTGCTTTTATTCGCATCATCCTCAAATATAGTGTACTTAACATGTGCCAACTCATGTAACGTGAATGCTGCTTCAAACACGTCCATAGTCACATAATCGTATAGCCACGAATTCTCCCATAGCTCTTTTATCTTTGCCATGTTTAGAGCTATTTTATATTTGCCATCTTTTTCCTTTGAACACATGGCATATTCAAAAGCAAGTTCTTCGGGTTTGGTTGTTTCAATTCTTTCTATTTCCACTTGCTTATCAGGACAAATGGCGGTCACATTTATGTTTATAGCCATGATGCCCTCCTACAAAGCAATTTGCTTAATGCGTTCTTTGGTTTCGGTTATATCATAGAATCCCATATCAATATCAAGATAATACATAAACGCCTGCAAGATTATGTTCCTAAAATTATCAACGCCAACCCTTGTTACATATCTTGTAAATTGAGCCATTTCTTTACCATTAAGTTGTCCCACATCTCTTACTTTGCCATTGAATATCCTATCGGCAATTACCCTTCGTACACTTTCAACATTGGAACCGCTTGTAAAGTATGCATCATCTTCGGCCACCTGACTAGCCTTCTTCTTTGGAGCTATCTGAAGTAGTACTGTTGCAATACTGCTATTCCTCACCGAGAGGGGGTAGTCATCACTTCTGAGCTCACGCATTAGACTTACTATATATTTAATCACTGGTTGGGGAACATTCATCTGAGAGTCATATTCATCCTCCAAGATCTTATTTACAATTTCAATTTCGTCTTCCCAAGACGGATAATCGCAATACATTCCAACCAGCCTTTGTGCAAAGCTTTGTGGCAACTTTACATTGCCTGAATATTTTGAGTCATTTGCACAAAAGATTATTCTAAACGTTTCCTTACTGACAACTGTCTTGTCGCCAATGCTTGTGACCGAAGTCCTATCAAGAATTGAGTTAAACATAAGCAACATTTCCTGTGTTGAATGAGTTGCCTCATCTATAACAATAATGCCACCTTGCTCCATACATTCAGCAACAACGCCATTTACAGCTTCTAAAGAACCATTCTTCAATCTTAAACCAAGAATTAGAGACGTCTTTGTTTGCTCAGGACTAAGTTGAACATAATATGCAGGAACGTTCATTTCGCTTGCATATTTCTTTGCTATATTCATTGCAATTATAGACTTGCCAGAGCCTGACGGTCCAGTAATGTAAAGAGGCCAATTAGTCCTTTTGATTATCTTATAACCTTGCTTAAAGAACTTAATTGGCTCATTTCCAACTATGCTAGGAACATTTGAAAAGTCCAATGTGCTAATCATAAGTATTCCTCTTTCATTATGTTTTATTCATTTTACAATTGTGGCGCGTTAAGCAAGATCGCCTAACGCGCCACAGCGTTCATTTACTCGAAGTCGTCGAAGTCGTCGAAGTCGTCGAAGTCATCGAAGTCTTCGCCCTCGTCTTCATCGTCCTCGACCTTTGCCTTCTTGCTCTTCTTGGCGGGAGCGGCTTTCTTGGCGGCTTTCTTTGCAGGCTTCTTTGCAGCCGGCTCGTCCTCATCCTCGTCAAAATCGTCCTCGTCAAAGTCATCCTCGTCAAAGTCGTCGTCATCGTCGTCAGACGCCGGAGCGGCTTTCTTTGCAGACTTCTTCATAGGAGCTTCTTTTTCCTTCTCTTTCTTTGCAGGAGCCGAAGTAGTTTCCTCATCCTCATTGGCATCCTCATCGGCGTCTTCATTTACGTTGCACACAGCAGCCTCAAGACGACGAATTGAGAAGTAGTCAGGGAATCCCTTGAACACGTTTCTCTGTTCGGGTGTAAGACCGATCAGGAAGATAACGGCCATGGGCTGACGTTTTGCAACGAACTTGATTACATCGACGTTACCTTCATTGATTGCGTCCACCAGATTTGGGAGCTTGATGTCTTTAGCTTTGAGTTTGTTTGTCATTTTAGCATTCTCCTTTATCATTATATTTTTTTGAGGTTTACCTGCCTCATCAGCTCCAGGAGGTAATTTCTGGAGGACGGCCCGTAGGCCGTTTCGGCTTTAACTACAATATGCAAGGTTTTCGTTTGCATCTTGGTACTCGCGATATGTCATGTAGCAGGTGTTGCCTTTTTCGTCCGTTACGATCATATCGTATATCTTTTGCTCGAACGCTTCGCCGAAGTTTTCGTATTGGCCAAAGTTCCTTGCAGGCTCGAATGTGAATTGAGGAAACATTTTATACATGTCTTGGAAGTTTATCTTAGGCTTACCCATTCCGTTGTGTAACCTAATGAATGTTGCAAAATCCTTGAATGCCCTTTTCATTTTCTTCCCTCCTAATCATATTTGGTCGTTTTCCCCGACCTCCTGATTATATTTTATCAAATCCAGCCAGAATGTAAATAGTTATTTTGAAGTTTTTATGAAAGTTTTTCAATTATTTTTGCTTTTGCATTTTCAATACATTCTTCAACATTGTATCCTAGGCTTTCGTAGAACCTTGGGTTAACCATACATTCATAACCTCTAACCAACATCTTATGGTCCGGGTCTTCCTTCCAAGCCTTTGTTAGTTTGAGTGCATTTTTGTAGTCACCCTTACTAACATACATTTTAACCTGCTCACGGTTTGTCATAGGCTTTCCATTAACTATCTTCATGTCATCAACCTCTATTCGTGTTTGGCAATCGCTGCCTCTGAAATTATAATATCACAAGTCTATAGGAATGTAAATAGGGAAATGTGAATTTCTCTACTTTTTCTTTTCATTTCCATTCTCATCGAACAACTCATCTATCAAATTCTTTAATCTTAATAGGCCTTTGCCGTCCATTGTGAACGCACCTTTGAAGAAGATACTCACCGCCTTCTGGTCATCTCCAACAACTTCAGTCGCCTGTGCCATAGAATACATTCCATCTCCCCTGCGACTAATGACAGCGTCTCTGGTGTTTGTAATTTTGACCCTGCCAATTTCAACAAATGCACCCATAGCGTTTTCTCCTTTCATTTTAATTATTTTTATATTTTTTGAAGATCTCTATGCACTCCTCGAAGAACATAGCTTTCGTTGTTTTAATCATATCCATGTCAACAGGATTGTCTCGATTGCTATTCTTCTTCAATTCTTTCAATTGCTTGTCGATCTTCGCTGCCAACTTCCTAATTTCCTTGTATGCTTCTGCTTGAGCTTTAGACATTAGACATCACCATCCTCTTCACACTTGATGGCGAAAATCACTGTCTTATCAAGGAACGAATTAAATGTAGGAATCGCCATAGACTCTCCTTTGAAAATAAATTCAGCACCGTCTTCGCCTTTGAACTTGATTTCCTTAAGCTTTACCTCACCAATCTTCTGGAATTTGTCATTTTCGTTTTCTTTCGCGGCAAGTATTACTTCTTTCTCCTGCACGCCTATGAGAGAAACATACGTAGCAATTTCAGAATATGGTGCTTTGAATCGAATCGTCGCCATGCCGGAACTTGCGATGCTGAACCCCTTAAAGGTTCCTTCTAGCTTGATTACCTTCGCCATTTCGATTTCTCCTTTTCATTTATTTTTCGTTGTTTACGTCTTTGTAAAGATGGGATTACGAATTCCTCTTCCTCTTGTTCTTGTTCTTGTTCTTGTTGCTCTTCATCAATATCATCTTTAGCGTCCTGAATAATCTCCTCGATAGACTTCTCAGATGCCTTTACAAGCTTCTTCTTCTTTTGCCTTGGTATTTCTACCAACTCAATTTGTTTCCTCTCGAATAAGTCATTGTTGAGGTATTGAGCAATATTACCTAACTCTTCAGGAACTGTAGCCAAAAGCATTGGCCCATTCATAAACTGGATTGCGAAAACAGGAATCTTATTATAAAGTTCTGCATGATAAAGCAGCTTCTCGACATCTAACCGCTTGACGCTTATTGAAGCGGCTTCGGTTGACTTCAATTGGCAGATGATATAATCATTTTCGCCATCTTCTTTTAGCAACTCACCTGAACCACTTCCTGGCACTGGCCTTAGGCCGAGCTTGCGCATTACTTTCTTTTCATTCTTTGTCCAATATCTATTTAGCCTCCTCTTTGCCATATTTCATGTCCCTCCCCAATTTACTAAGTTCAACCTCACCATTGCAATTTTTATCAAGGCAAGTTTTGTGAAGCAACGTTTCTGGGGAAGCTGCCGAATAACTCTTTAAACTGCACTTCTTGCATTCATATTCATACATACTAATCATTCTCCTATTCTTCTAATTTTAACAATTCATCTCTTCTTGTTGCTCCATGCTTTTTTTCAGCATACCAATAAAACAATGAAATACAGGCAGCATCTGACGCGTCATCATCATCATAAACTTCAAAGCCTAATGATTTAACAAATTCCAATCCTGGCAACTTTTTGTCTCCGCCCTTTGGTTTGCTTGTGCCAATGACTGCTGATTTCCAAGCCCTTGTATCAACAGAGTAAACAGGTATTCCGTTTTCGTATGCAACGTCTATTATAGTTGTTAGCAGCGATATTCCTGTTTTTATCATATTTAGAGCAATGAACGGTTTGTCGTTTGTGCTAAATTGCCTCGTTCGTTCAATGACTATCATTTCAGGTCGATACTTCTTTATATAGTTTTCAACCTTCATTTTAAGGCGGGCTCGCTTTTCAGGCTTCTTCTTCAATCCTTTGAATTTGATTGATTTAACGATCTTTAGTTTACCATCCTCCGCTATTGCCAGGCCAGTTCTTGTGTACGAAGCATCAATGCCCATTATTACCATTCATATCGTCTCCATCCATTGCAAACCATTCAGCAATTTTCCTGATACCTTTTTCAAACACCTTGCACTTGATATATTCTCCCTTGCCATTCTTCTTTTCCTGAACATATACGCCGAACATGCCATTCTTAATGTATTGTTGGTATGGAATGTTATATGAATTAAGAACTCCTCTGTTCCTAAGTTTGCGGAACAATGTGTTCTGGCCAAAGTTGATAATTCCTTTTGATTGCAATGCCCTTGCGACATCACCAACATCAAGGCCTTCAGCGGGCACGTAGATGTCAAGTTCATCAACCTTTGTAACTTTATTCTTTTCCTTCTTTGCCTCCTGCTGCATCATCGGAAGATCGTAGAAGGTAAGTTGACGTTCCCCATCCAAGAGGTCCTTGATAATCTCAATTCCTTCCGTTGTCCAAAGGTATATCATTTTGCTTGTTCCTTTGATTTCCTCACCGGTAAGCTTGGAGAACAAAACACGATCAACATAGAAGTAATCGCGCCCGTCTTTGAACCTTTCGCGGTTCTCATAGAACAACTGGAGAATCAGGTCAAACTCAATGTTGAGAAGCGAGCGAACCTGCTTAGAGTTGTACACCTTTTTGCCTTTATACATTGTATGCTTTATCATTTAATTATCCTCCTCGTTTTTGTGTTCGTGGGGGCAAGTTATTCTGCTGCCCCGCTCGTCGTAGTAGATATTCCTTGCGCTCCTGCTGTCTCATGCTCCCACCTCGCACATGATTCATGAGCTAATTTCATAAACTCGCCCGAGACATAACACATGCCCATTGTGTCGCTGATTGGATACCATTTCCGGCAATTTTGACAGCACTTCACCAACCTAACACCAACATCCCAACCAGGAATAGTAACACCGAAAACAATCCTAGAGCCCGGATAATAACGAATCGTTGACTGATTTTTACCGCCGGCTTATCAGCTTGCCAAATGCTACGGGCAAGTTCAAAACCGACAAACAGGGCCAGAATAAGGTTGATAAGAAACATTACAAACGCTCTCCTTCTCGTTTTATTCTTAATATCTTGCCATTGTGATTTTGTACTCAAAATCAAAATATACTTTGTTACCAGACAATCTCGTTAGTGTCCACGTAGTAGTAGTCACTGTCCATGTAGCACTGCATCAACAGATCATCGCCGGTAATGCCGTAGATGTTCCCAACCTCCTCGTACTTGACCTCAATCCCTAGCATCTCGGCGGCGGCCTTGCGATGATGGCCATCAATCAGTAGATATAGGTCGTTGCCGTCCAGGTCTTGCATCTCTACGTCAACGATAGGCAGTACCACGCAGTCAAGTTCTCTGATCTCAGCCATCTTTGCGTCTAGTATCTGAGGGTTGACATAACGCTGCGAGCTGATGACCCGTCTCATTTTCTTTTCTCCTTTCTGTTTTTGTTTTTATTTTTGTTTTTGTTTTTGTGGTTTCCCACTACGCCTGGCCATCCGACCAGGCGTTTCGGTCCGGGACCACCAGGACCTCGTCAGGTGGGTGGGTTAGCGGGTTTAATGAGTATATCCATAAATCATAACATCTGACCAACCTTGAAGGTTTATACTCTTTTTCTTTTCAGAATCCCATTTTGAACTTTTTAAACCTCCACGCTTACCAATAAAAATGTGCCTTCTTCTTCTGCAAAATATTGCAGCCATTGTTCCTTCATCATTTTTTAATCCTGTAACTGAATAAACAATTACTGTTCCATAATCAGTTTCTTCAACAGTGAATTCTTTGAATTCATATCTTTCATCATTTCCATGAAGGTCATGCTCTTCTATATATCTTTTAATCCTTTCAACTGCTTTCTCTTGATATTTTGTCATCTTTCATTCCTCCTATTCATGTTTGGCGGTTTCCGCCTCTGTAATTATAATATCACACTACCCTCTGAATGTAAATAGCTAAATTAAGATTTTTTAATGTTTTTTTGCAAGTTTCTTTCTGCTAATACCAAAGCATGCATTAGACATGGCGCATCTTGAAGCTCTCGTACATCCTATGGATTTACATATTCTTTTAGGTAGTGTATTGTTTTTCAAAAAGTTTTCCTTAGCCTCGCTGATATCATACAGCCTCTTAACGAATGGGGCTGCCTGACCAGGTTCGTACTTAGTAATGAATACTTTGAACTCTTGAGTATTTTTGTCCTCCACCAAAACAAATCCTCTGGGAATACAAAGGAAGTGCATATATAATTGAAGTTGCTTTGTTCCTGCCGGATGGCTATCCTTCATTGACTTATAACTATATGTGTTGGCAGATTTGATTTCAACAACATATAGTTTGTTGTTTATTTCGACAACGGCATCTGGTGTCATATATAAATCGAACATTTTTGAATAGCCTCTATCCTCAATTGCTCTTGCAATGCCTGCTCTTTTGAACATGTTTTGCCATTTTTCGTGAATGCAGTTTCCTTCTTCAAATATTCTCAACAATCCATCAGAAATATTATCTTCTTTATTACGATGGAAGAACAACGAAAGTACTTGTTCACGTTTGCAAAATGCCGAGTCTGCAACTATGATAGCTGAAGCATGCAATCCTGTTCTAACTTCTGCTTCTTTCTTTGGAACACGAAACAATGAATTGAGTTTGTTTTCGATGATAACGCTTTCGATATCTCTTGTCTTGTTAGCGATTGCGTCCTTGATTCCTTTTTTAACACTATTCATCGTCATCTACCTCTGTTTCATTTTGTTGGGATTTTTTATATTCCTCGTTTCTTTGCTTCATTATTTCTTTGCGGATTGCTTTCATCTCGTCGTTTGGAACAAATCCTCTGTCGAAGAACATTGTCAATACACATTCACCAAGAGGATTGCATACCTTTGATTTGATTACCTTTACTTTCATTACAATTCCAACCGCTTCTTCTTTTGCTGAGTTTTTAGGATTCTTATTTGGGACTTTAATCCAGGAAACGCGATTTACTTGGAGTCGTAAACTACATGCATGTTTTAGCGCCCAGCCTCCAGGAGTATGTGTCTTTGGACCAAACAACATGCCGCCAATTACATCTCGCACTTGATTTATGAGAATTAACGTTGTCATTGTTTTTTCACAACGAAGAGCAACTTTAGGAAGGTTAGCACTTAGCATAGCGGCAATTCGTCCTAATTGACTTTCCTTCTCCATGTCAGGTTCTTCAAATTGCTTTCTTGGAATCATGTGTGGAACCGAGTCAATGACAACACAAGGAACACCAGCATCAGCAAACGCCATTACGCTTTCCAAGCATTGCTCTCCATATTCGGCTCTTCTTACAAATAGTTGCCCTTTTCTATTACCAAAAACCTTCGCTCTATCGTTATCAAATGTTCCTTCAACTGGAATGTCTACTGCAACTTCATGTTGTGCCATTAAGTGGTAGGCCAAGCTTGTCTTGCCTGCGCTTTCAGGACCGGAGATTTCAACGATTCTCCCATATGGCATTCCGCCACCGATTATCTTATCGAGATCCTCAAGTCCTGTTGACCAACGAGGAATATCTAGAATTGCTTTGCTTGAGTCCAATGAATAAATTGAGCCTGAGCCATATTCCTTTTCAAGCGCCTTTATTGTTGCAATCAACTTCTTGCGGTCTACTCCTTTAGCCATGTCGATGTCTCCTATTCATTTATTTTTTTGTGGTGTCAATTTCAAGGCCACACATCAGATGAGCATAGTCTGATATTTTAACTAAGTCGTTCAAGTTTCTCGTTTTCTTGAATCGTTTTGCATACTTGATTATGTTGCCAAGAAAGAATCCTTCCGCAGTGTCTTTACCCATTGCCATCATCAAGTCAATTGGCTCAGCTCCTTCTCCTCCTTCCTTATAGTGTTCTGAGCCTTCTGTTCCAACGCAATAGTCTCGGCCAATTTTTCTGATTTCGTATACGCTCTTCATGTTGTTACTCCCCTGTATTATTATATCACATTCTTCTTGAGATGTATACAGATTCTTCTCATCTTCCAAGTTTTTATTTCGTCCTTTCAAACGTGATTCCTATTTCCTCTTCCACTGTTTTGAGAACGTCATCTAAACTCAAGTAACCTTTGTTGATGCTATCGAATAGGTTGTCAACATCTCGCATAAAACGACAAGCTCTAACATGACCAAAACCTAGCTTATCGTGTAAACATAAAGCAACGCAAGCCATATAGTTCTTTACAGCAAAATCAATTGCATCTTTCAACGTTTTTACTCTTATATTTTCTTCCATTGCTTTTATGTCCTTGTCAGTTAGTTTCTTTTTAGCAATTGCTCTACGTTGTTGCCTATTCATGTTATCACCTCAATGTTTTTGTTATCTATCGTTTAGAGCTCCTATTGTATAATCCTGTATCTCCACCTTCTTTACGATAACAGCTATAACAACATTGATATTGTATTTTGCCGTTTTTCTTTGTTTTATACATATAAGATCCAAATACAATAAATGAATTACCACAATAACTACAAATTTTAGTCTGCATATTATACTCCTCCTTTGTTAATAACGAATAGAATTAGAATTAGAATTTAACTAAAGGATATATCGTTTTCTGTTAATAACAAATAGCTGATATAACAGAATAGATTATCTGTATCTGTATCTGTATCTGTATCTGTATATCGGAGCATTTAGTTTAATTGCTTAATGTCAGCAAATAACTCTGATGCAGTTTCAATTATTTTCATAGTTTAGTACTCCTTTGCCATTATCTAACAACCAGGCTTGATTGCGCCAAAGCGATGTTTTCAGAAATGATTCTCTTTTTCCACACTTTGACGTTGAATTCAAAAGCTCCTGCGTTTTCAAGAGCATCTTTCACTCTTTTGTTGCATATACGCTTTGACACTCTTTCTTCAAAATCAGGTCTATCAAGAAATGGCCCTTGCGCCTCTATTTCGAGTGCAGCTTTTTCGCCAATACCCTTAAGAGAGCTATATCCTCTTTGAATACATTTGCCTCCGCCCCATTCAACTGCTTCATACTGTGCTGGCCCATTTATATGAGCCGGAAGGATGACAATTCCTTCTTGTGCAGCACATACTTCATACGCTTTTCTCTTAAGATCGTCATATTCATATCTTAATGTAGTTGCCCAAAATTCAACAGGATGATGAACTTTATACCACATTAGCTCAAACGAAATAAGACAATATCCGACAGTATGACCCTTATTGAATGAATAGGCAAAGAACTTATCGAACATTTCCTTCGCCGTTTTTTCGTCTACTCCGTGTTTCTTTGCTCCTTTTCGGAACTTTTTCCAGAAGTCTTCATATGACTCCTCATACTTTGCCTTACTAGCTTTGTTACCTGCAGCATTCATCTTTAAGATCTTATCTGCCTCTGCTCCTTCCAAGCCACCTATGTCTATAGCTATGGACTGGATTTGCTCCTGATATATGATAGTCCCGTAGGTGTCAGAAATGATGTCAGCCCAAGGCAACGTATCATCTATTAGATCTCTATTGGCCTTATTCTCCGCATACATCTGAGGGATGCCGAGGGACAACGGTGTAGGTCTATTCATTGCACTTGCTGCGCAAACATCATCAAAACAATCGGCATTAATATTGACCAAGATATCTTTAGCTGTTTGATGGACATACTGGAAGATGCCATCGGTCTTGCCTTGTCTGAAGGCCTCTAGAACTTTCTTATCTTCTGTGATGGAATCATCAAATCCTCTGTTGAACATCTCTCTCAGGTCACGGATTTGCTCGAGAGTAGCCAAGCCAAGGAAGTCGAACTTTACAACCTTGATTTTGTCCAAGTCAAATAGATCATATGCTGTCGTTCTTTTTCCATCCTTCATTACTTTAATAGGAACATAATCACTAATAGGCTCACTTGTCAAAACCATACCGGCAGCATGAGTTCCTATATACCTCAGATGGCGATACATCTTCACGAAGTGAACCAATATGTCATCATATAATTCATTATACTTATTGCACTTAGGGTCACAGGAAAGCTCTTCTAAGTCTATCTCGCCTTCACTATCTGTATAAGACTTGATGAGCCTCTTTATTCTTGCCTTTCCTTCTTCATCTACGTTGCACACCTTGCATAAATCATTTAGCAAGCTATCCGATTGATAAAGACCATATGAACATACCTGCGCAACGCGATTACCGTACTTGTCTTTCATGTATTGCATGACTTCGCCTCTTCTAGCTTTATCGAAGTCAATATCAATATCAGGCAATTTTACCTTGTCAATGCGCAGGAATCTTCCAAAATAAAGTTTATATTTTATGCTATCGACGTCGGTTATTTTCAACGCGTAGTTGACGATTGAGTTGCAGCCTGAACCGCGGCCAGGACCAACAGTTATGCCCTGTTCTTTTGCCCAAGCAATGTAGTCTTGCACAATAAGGAAGTAGTCTTCAAAACCGTGAGTCTTTATAACCTCAAGCTCCTGTTTTGCTCTATCCCAATATTGCTTGTTCCACTTACCTCTATCTTTTAACCCTTGTTTTACCTTTCTTGTTAACAGCTCAAAACTATCTTGCGTTTCGTCAAACTTAGGTAGCTTTAGCTTTAGTTTCTCAAAGATTTCGTCTTCAATCGACTCGTACAATTCGTCCATGTTAGCAAGGAGTGTTTTTAACTCGTTCTTGTATTTTGGGTGCATCTTTATGAATCGTTTTGAGATTTCAGCTTCTGATGGCATGTATCTGCTATTGTATGTTTTTCTTATGTTTTCAATATCATGCTTTGAGATTTCATGCATCTTGAGGTATGTGGAGAAGTCTTCCTTCCTACCATAGTGGCTATCGCTAGTTAAGATGCATTTGATGTCCAGCTTTTTTGCAAGGTCCATAAGCTTTTCATTTACAGTTTCTTGCAACCCAGGCTCACTAATCTTGTATGGCTGAATTTCGATGTAGAAGTCTTCTTTGAATATTGACTTGAATGCTTTAGCTAGTTTTTCGGCAGCAGGGATTTTATTCTTAATAATCAATTGGGCCAATGGACCGGCTACACAGGCTGAGGTAACTACGATGCCCTCAGAATGTCTCTTGAGATTATCCATAGTTATTATCCCATTGTAATACTTCGTGTCCTCTGCCTCACTCAGAATCCTACAGATGTTCTGGTAGCCTTCAACGTTCTTTGCGAATAGACATAAATGATAGCCTCTTCTTTTCTTCTCAGGATTGAACTTTGGCAAGAAGTATCCTTCAACTCCAAGTACTGGCTTTATCCCTTGCTCTTTACAGGCAAAGTAATGTCTAATCAAAGTATTTGCTGTTCCATGATTTGAAATACCTAAGGCTTTGTGCCCGAGCTCTTTTGCTACTTTAACTAAGTCCTCAGGCTTTCCAAAGCCATCAAATCCACTGGCCTCATCATGTCGATGAAGGTCAAAGAACATTATTCGCTCCTCCTAAATTTACTTTTCTTTTCTTTCATTAGCCAACGCGGTTTCATAGTCACGCTTATACATGTGCAATGAACCGGAGTTGTGAGTGTAAGTTCCTATGTCAATATTGAGCATCATTGCGAGCTTGATTTGATTACAGGTGAAGAAGAATATATCATAAGGGACTCCATTCCAAATGTCATTGCTTCGCATTGTTACGATGGTGTGCAGCTTATTGTCACGAATGAAGAATTGCTGAGAGATCGTGCAAGGAACGTCTTTGCTTTTGTAAGTGAAAAAGTCAATAGGAGGCTTATAGTGCATAATTGCTTGTCTTGAATTTGGGTCAGCGGCTAGCATTTTATAGCACATGTCAAGTTGATCAAAACCATAGTATTTTTTGATTAAGTAGCCATAGTTTGAGTTGACGTGTTCGCCATCGTCACTCATTCTATCCCAGCCTTTGGTATATCTCTGAATTGGCTTTAGCTTGTTTGTTGCTGCTTCATACCAAAGGAGTTCACCAATGGCATACTTGATGGACATGTCACGAATTTTGTTGCGGATAAGATTGCGTGTAGGGTCTTTAATAACCATATGCGCGTTGATGCATTCCCACACGACCTCTCCATCTCTGGAGTCTTGGATTTCGATTTCTCGTTTGACGCTTTCCCACAACGACATCCAAAGGTCATCAACTGAGTTTTCCTCATAAGTTCTATTCATAATCAACATATTCATCCTCCTACTAGCTTAATCATATTATCGCGAAGTACAATAGGGCTATATACATTATATATTGCTTTTCTTAGCTTGTAAATGGTCTCAACATAATATCTATCATTTTCTGTTATCATGCGAAACATCGATAAGACGTCTCTTGGAGTTTCGACAATCAAATGCGTATCAACAGACTTGATTGCGTTGATGAACTCTGGCACCATAGTTGCATAATCTTTTGAAAGCAAAGGAACAACACCACGCACGATGCACTCAAGATACTTTGCTGTTATCCACCCCGGTGCTATTGGCGCAACATATGTTACTTTGCTTAAGCTTTGTGAATTGAAAATGAATTTAATGTCTTTTTCTCCACCAAAGCGACTATCTTTCAATCGCTCTTCGCATCTTCCATAGATAATGACATCTTCCATTGGAATTAAGCTTGTCATTTCTTTTACATTAGAGATTCTATCCCATGTGCTAGTTTGGTTAGCGACGACAATCATTTTGTTGTGTTTGCAATCGATGAGTTTCGATTGAGGGAAGGGTTTCTCGTCGTAGACATTTGCTGCTTCAATGTTCAAGTACTTGGTTATAAACTTTTTGCCACCAATTTCACATTCAAGACCAATAGCTCCGGCAAAAACACAAATAGGAGGATTTGTGATATGTTTTGTAAGAGCATCCAGACAACGAGGATCGGAGCACAATGCGTACCATTTAATACCAGAGTTGATTATGTTAAGCAGTTTTTGGCTCATGAATTGCTCACTTACACCAAGGAGAATAAATGCATAGTCTATCTTTGGAGCAAAGTCCGTGATTAGCTTAATGCTATCATCCAATTTTTGTTGTTCATATGACATGAGGATATTATCTTCAACGACAAAAACATTGTCCAAGGTCCTTGATAGCATTTGCAAAATGTTGTATGCTTCATAGTTTCCATTGGTATTGCTTCGGATTGCTTCAGGCAGATTCCTGTTGAAGACTATTTGCTGACCAAGCTTTCCAAATAAGATATTTCCTATTTTCATTTTCTTTGCATCTCCCCTATTCTTCTCCTTAGTTCTGTACTTGATAGGCCATGATTGCGTCGACAGTAATGTATCTTTATGTTGTTGTCCAAGCACCAAGATTTACCAGTAAAGTCCTTTCCTATATAGTCCGCACCAACAAATCTAATGTCTATTGGCAACGACTTCAAAGCCAGGAGTAAATCATCCTCTCCCATCAAAGGAACAACACAGTCGACAGACTTGTGTGCATTTGCTTGAACCCATCTCTCAAAAAGGGATTGCACAGGCTTATTCTTTTCAGGTCGGTCAATTGTGGGATCTGCAATAAGACCACAATATAAGTAGTCACAATGTTCTTTCGCTTCATTCAGATATAGGACATGTCCGGCATGTAACATATCTCCAACAACTGACGCAAATCCAATAACTTTACTCATAAATCAGATACCTCCTCAGAGAGCGTCTGAAGTCTTGAGATGAGGATTGGATATTCAGACTTATTATTATACCTATACTTAATCAAACGAACCCAGCAAGTGAATTCAAGGGCTCTTACAACTTGAGATATTCCGAGATTATTCAATAGTGTGTCTAAGACTTCTAAATGCTTTTTATCACTATCTTTAGCTGTAGGCGTATAGAATAACCAATTATAGCTATTGAACGACATTCTAAGCTTGGCGAGGTCCATCAGATATGACGAGAACTTATTATGAGGAATAGGATCGATCATAAAGACATCGCCATTCCCTTTTATGATGGTGTTCATCGACGTAAGGTCCCCATGACAAAATGATGGAGTTGCTTTATCACAATACTTGGTTGCCAATTCTTCAGCTTTATACACAAAATTGTCAGTGATTGAACTCTTCAGATTTGTATGAATGTATTTTACATAATCATCGATATTAAACTCATACTTGCCTGGTACACTGGCAAAGCTGATAGCTGTTGTTGCAATGTCGATCGCCAAGCGGGGATTTCTTTCAAAGTCGATCAAATTCCCAGGTGTTCCCCGCACACGCTCCATTAACATTTTATTATACGTTATGTTATAAACATAAGGTACGCAATAATGATTTTCTCTTGCTTTATCAAACCAATCTCTTACAGCAACAACATCTACATTATCGTACTCTTTGACTACAAACTTTCCGAGGCGTTCTACATATCCATTTGAGCCGCCCCTATAAGATATAAAGTCGTCATACAAAAATTCATCTGGCGTCATTGCTGCGTCATCTACATATACATCGCCAATTGGCTTACCAAACCTTAATTCTGAGTATGGGACATTATGCTTTTTGAGCCATGCCCTTAGTGTTGGCCCCTTTTCTTTTTCAATCCGCTCCATATCGCCATTGCACGAAATTTGTCCTCTTGCTGTGTATAAGACAAATTCTATCCCTTGCTTTGAAAGCTCTTGCATCTTCTTTATGATTGGCTCGTTTGGGATTGCATTTTCATAATCTCTATTACGATGTGTAGATATCACACCATCAATGTCCATCACTATTCTTGACCTCATCATCGCTATTCTCCTTTCACAAATCGAATCAATTCGTCCATCTTATCACTATTCGAAAACACATCATTATAATTGACTTTTAGTATTGTCATGCATGAGGAATCAAGCATTCTGTTCATTTCTTTGTTTAATGCATTAAACGTTTCGATGTCTCCCCAGCCTCTAAGTTGTTTTGTTCTGTCCACAACACTTTCAATTTCGTCATATGCATAAACAAGTCTTACATTTCCAAGCTCATTCAAGCAATAGTCTATTTCGGCAAATAGTTTGCTTTGCTCATACCTATTATAGTTCCTCTTGACAATGCCATATGCATACTCAGTGAAATGAAAGCGATCAAACCATACTGGAATCTTAATATACTTCAGGACATCTATCCAAGCTTTCATGTACCCATACGTTGTGTCAATCTTATTTACATTCGAGAAGGGCGTTCTTGAGTTATGAATGTAAATACTGGGATCGACATTTTCGTGTAGGTACTTGATTATTGATGATTTGCCTGTGCAATTTAATCCTTCAAATATGATCGATTGCTTACTCATATTTTACCTCACTCAAGCCGTTTCTTTTTCGCACCTTATTTTGAGTTTTGATGAATGAGTCGAATAACTCTTCACAGTCAACGTTGCACGCAAGGCAAAGGTTAACGAAGAAAAGTAGACAATCGGTTAATTCGCCAACTACCTCTTCATGATTATGGTACTTATCGTCTCCGCCTGTCCTGCTCATTCCTGCCTTCCAACGCTTATCGGCTTGTAGGACTTCTCCAATTTCGGACACCAGCCCAAGAGCATATGGAGAAATTAAGTCAGACCTATCACCTGGAAGTTCTGCGTCTAGAAGATTCTTTTGCAAGTCTTTTTGACAAGAGAAGATGTATTTCAACTTGTCCATTAAATCACCAGCTTTCTAATCTTTACGTCAGCTTCTAAAAGCGAACGATGGCTGTTAGTTGCAATACCCTAACACTTAGCCAAAACTCTAGCCTACATTGGACCATCGTTCACTTATTTACAGATTTTCTGTTTGGCACCACATTATTTTATTTCTTTTTAGATTTGCTCTTTGTGCTAGCCTTTTTGCGGGGAGGGGGAAGCTCCTCTTCTTCGTCTTCGTCCTCATCATCATCGTAATCAAAGGGAGGCTCATCATCGTCATCGTCGTCGTCAAAGTCATCGTCGTCATCAAAATCATAATCATCGTCATCGTCGTCGTCAGTCAGAGCTGGCTTTGATTTCTTCTTTGCTGAACTTTTGACGTTGCGCTTGGTATTGACTGTCTCTTCCTCATAATCATCGTCATCAAAGCTATCACTTTCGTCAGTAATCCTGTTGAACGCTTCAAGACAAAGAGCAAGGATTTTCTTTTCGCTAAATAGCTTTACTTTCTTGTCAAACTTAGAGGTCTTCGGAACCGCCGTGCACTGGTATGTAGTTGACGTTCCAGTCCCATTTCTCTGAATAACAATATCTTGCTGCGTGATGTCGCCAAGCACTTCATAAAGGGACATTAACGAAAATATCGGCGTTGCCTTGTTTGCTTTGTAGAGGAATAGCTCAACCTGCTTTGTTTCATAATTATAGACGTTCCAACAATACAGCGTATTTGTTCTGGCCTCGGGATTGTTGCAATTCGGGCAATCCTTTCCGTATTGTTCAAGACACGGATGATTGAACCCATTCCACTTATCGTGGAAAACAATCTGTGTGCAATCCTCGAAGTCCTGAAGGAACCTGACTCTTACCTTTGCACCGGATTCACGAATCCTGAAGAAGTTCTTGAATGCGCCATTGTTGCTCTTGTTGATTTCGCTTTTGATTGCTTCCAACACGGACTTGCTTTCTTTTGCCATTTTTCGATCTCCTTTCAAATTAAGTTTATTTTTCATGTGACATTGTTATAATATCACAAGTGGACAGGATTGTAAATAGAAAAATTGAATCTATGGCCTTGTTATATTTGAAACTCCATTGCCTGTGAAAAATACGTGGTTTTCCGGAACACATTGTGTGCCTAAATCAAATTCATCATACGCTTTGCACCAGTCTTCTACAACAGTTAGTGCCATTTCCGAAGGTGTTGCTTTCAGATTCTTTGGCATTACAGCAAATTGATTTTTTGCAAGAACCACATCTTTAACGGTGTTCGGAAAGCGATCATCTCTAACGCGATTCATTACAACACATAGAACTTTACTTACTTCATAATAATTTATCTCTTTTTGATAATCAATATCGTATTCGCCATCTCCATCAACGCTTTTATCACCGCATAATAATTGTGCCAGTAAGTATATTTCGTCTTCAGTAAAGCCATAACGAGGTTCTACTTCAGGAGTTGGTTTGATTGATTCGATTGGCTCGATCAGCTCAATTGGCTCGATTGGTGGCGTTGATTGAACTGCGGTTAGCGTGATAGTATAGTAATTGGTCTCGTGACCCTCGTATGTATCTGAAGGACTTGCAGGATCTTGCCTTATACCACCATGTCCATCTCTTGGCCATAAGCCGTAGATGAGGAAAAGTTCCAGAAACAAGATTGCACACAATGTTAATTTGAATGACTTCTTGAGCTTTCGCCTTTCGCGAAGATGTCTATCTCTACTCATACTAGCCTCCATTTATGTTTATACAAAATCTTTGTTTTTTATTTTGTCAAGCGTCTTTCTCCATGCGACATTGAATTCGTGTTCCTTCATGTCTCCAATATCTTTTCTATGCTCTGGAAAAGCAAACCTGACAACATCAAAGTATTGAGATAAGTATTTTGTTCCCTCCTCTCCCGTTGGTGTATTGTCTAAAGCGGAAATGATTTTAGTTCCATATTTTTGCAACTTGCTTATTTGTTTTTCGGTTATCTTCCACCCAAGTATTGCACAACTATTCGTTACCCCGAATTGAACAAGTCTGGCATAATCAAGAAAGCCCTCCGTAATTACAGGCCAGGGTTTATCGTAGTTACCTACCAACGTTCCTCTTCTGCTAAACCCTTTATTGTATAGATATTTCCTGTCGATATCACGGCCATTGAATTCTTGTGTAGTAGCTCTGCATACATAGCCTTTAAATTTTCCCATATCAAGCATTGGTGCAATAACGCCATAGATGTGATTATAGTTCTCTCTTACATCAAGCTCGTTTAGCACTTGTGCATCATATCCTCTTTTGAGCAAATACGAATCTTCATCTACATCAAACCAATTGGTTTTAGGCAGCGAGTAAAAGTATAACTTTGCTTCCTTGATTGCCTCTTTGTTTGTCATTGGCTTTTGAATATGAATCTTTATTTCGCTGTTCTTTGCCATGCCTTTTTTGATTTTACCTATGAGAAGCATAGCTTCCATTTCACTACACTTTTCCATTTGCTGTACAAACTTTATTGCATTTCCTGAAGCACAACAACCAAAGCAATAGAATGAATCAGCAACGACATCAACCAGCATACTTGGTTTTACATCTTCATGAAATGGACAGAGAACTTTGACCTTATCCTGAATGTTATCACCAATTAGGCCATAATACGCTAAAATACTAGCGAATACATTCATGACTACACCTCTATGTATTCTGCTATGTCAAAATCGTTAGATTTTATATTGTGCTCCTATTACAATATTTCAAATTTCTTTACCCTTTGTAGCTTGAACACATTAGTATCTTTTACTTCATAACAGCCATCAATATCTTTCAACGAGATGCTGCCATGTTGCAACGCAAGACCAAGCTTGTGTTCGTCAATGACTTCCACCTTGTTAATGAAGGTCTTCAATTCATCTCTCAGCTCCGGATGATTCTTGATAAATTGCTTTAAGCCTTCCTGCTCAGCAACCATAAGCGTGTTAGAAACAAGCTTACGCTTTTCTTTTGGCAACTTTGCTTTGATCATCTCAAGATCATAGCTTACTCTACTTGATGTGTAAACAGACGCTTGCAAGAACTTAGGGTTATCGTCCTCAACAATATAAGCATCGATGTTGTTGTCAAGCATTTCAGTCTTAACCTGATTACGATACGCGTTTGCTTCATTGGTAAGCTTCTTGGCTTCCAATTCTTTTTCTTCGATTTTTAGGATAAGCTCTTTGCTATCACCAGTAGCTCTTCTAATTATTTTGTTTTCCGCCATCTTTAATACCTTCTTTCTCAATTTTATTCGTTATCTCTTTGATCTTCTCAACACTATTCAAAACCTCATCAAAATCCTGTTTTGTCATGCGTGAACTAGCAAACACTCTGCTAACTCGTTTAATGATTTGACTTGTAAAATATTCAATTGCCACGGGCAATGGCTTCATTGTTTTCATCTCCTTTCCTCTGCTTTGAAAACCACATTTCTTTATCATCATCTGATTGTGCGTCATAGTAGTTACATCGTTCTATTCATGTTTGTGGATATTCCTTCCACCTGTATTTATTGTATCACATTGGACAAACAATGTAAATAGTTTTCGGGAAAAATCTGAAAAATATTCGAAATAGCCAGAAGATGCTAGAAGACTTCAGATGACATCGGATATTCAAGCCATAGATTTATATTGGCCAAGTATATTCTGTCATCTCAGCATCTTCCGAAAGATCGACGCCAACTTCGATTAGCCCTGCAATCTCGCCAAGTTTATGTAGATTGTGAATAAACTCCTTGTCTGTTTGATTTTTATTTTCATAAGTAACGCCATACATTCTTTTAACTCTTTTGATTACCTGCTTCTTATAACGATCATTTGAATCATTCTCCTTTGCTCTCCACAATTGAGCTTTAGACCTCAAGTAAATAACAATGTCCTCATAGTTGTCAAACGATAACCATTTGCCTGTCTTCTTTAACTTTGCTTTAATCATTTGCTTCCTCTCCTATTTGCCATTGTAGCTGAATGCTTCAATTTCTCCAAGTTTTATTGCCGTATATTCCCACGCTTTGCTCAACGACATCGTTGACATATTCCATTCGAAGTAGCCTTCGCTTATAACATCCAGGTATGACTTAGACGGTAATTCAAGCTCTCTAACATCAGGTTGCATTTTGTACATGAACGCTTCATAAAACTTATTGCAAGGTCCTTCAACAATACATCTTACTTTCTTATAAAATTTTGGGAACCCTTCATATCTATCCAATGCTTTTATGTCGCTTTTTGTTACTTCGTAAACAACGCCCTTAACAAACGATCTTTTCTTTTTCTCATAGGCAACATCAGCAAACTTTCTAAACTCCATCCTTGCGTTGTATAGCGTTGCTTTGAACATTGGCTTTGCTTGCGGGCACCTCTGCTTCATCTGCCTCTTGCTTATGTTGGAGCCATAAGCAAAATATAACCAAGTCTTTCCTCTAGGCTTTTGCTCGTTGTCGTTGAGAGCGTCCTTGAGCGTACCATTCTTTGCCATCTCTCTAAGCAACTTATTAAGTTCTCCGCTTGTCATAACTTTGATATTTGACATTTTCCTGCCTCCTACCTTATATGGAGCGCGGCTTATGCCGCACTCCTTAATTTTTTTGCGCGATCCCTGAAGTATTTGCCCATTTCAAACATCTCATCGGAGCAGGTTGCTCTCCTTACGATTCCAAGCATGTTGTATAGACATCCAAGGTGATCGTATTCTCTTTCAATTTTTGCGACGATTGAGAATTTGCTTCTTTCGACCATGAGTTGTGTGAACATGATCCAATTGATTATTTTGTCTGCATCGGTTGTTCCAGCACCCTGCCTAAACTCAATTGTTCCGTACTTTACATAAGATTCAATGTTTAACTTCATGCGTCTTGTTCCAAAGATGTTTCTTATGTCATCTATTGTTTTACATTTGTCAAGTCTTGCAATCAGATTGTCATAACCGTAAGTAATCAATGAGCGGCAATATCGGTTGTTGTCTCCTCTTCTGCTAACTGGTTGAAGTGTATCGATGAGGCCTTCGTACTTGGCGTAAGAAATATACAGATTCCGGAAATTTTTTACGCTTAAGTCGCCAGCATAGTGGTGAACATGCAATCCGCAGCTTTTGTTAACCCTGCATCCAAGCCTGTTCAGGACTGAACACACCTTCTTGATCTCTTCCAGTCCTTCGTGGCCTTTGAGTACGGGACTTACCAGTTCGTTTCCACAAGAAGCATCAGTTATTAACTTCCAATTACTTTTCGTCGTATGGTTGTAGCTTTCGGAGTGAGCATTGATTCCGGCATCCCTTAATGCCTGTGCGATTGTTTCTCTGGTATGAGAGCCTTGAAGAAACTCAATTTCAATCCCGTATGTTCTTTCATCGTTGAACTCTGCATATCTGCTCATTTTCATATTCTCCTTTTTCTGTTTTGGAAGTATTCCTTCCTCCTTCTAGTATTATAATATCACACCACTCTCAGAATGTAAATAGTTTTTTGTAAATTTCTTAAAAATTTTTTGAGAATATTCAAGCAAAAAAAATAAAGCATCTGAATTTAATCAAATGCTTTATTTTATATATATAATAAACCCTCCTTATTTACCCGCGCCAGCGAGCCTTAGTTCCACGTACATCAACGTGAACAAATGTTTTATAGATCCCAATACCATCAAAACCAACCTCTTCTGCAGCCTTAGCCAAACTCTCGCCAGTCCACCCACCAGGAATAACTACATCTGCGGCAGTACCATATAAATGCTGACTGTTAGTTGCACCGCCAACATTTTTATTATGAGTCTTGCACCTATAGCCTGATGTGATTGCCAGAGGTTTCCCCACCTTATTCCTCAGAAGCTGGAGCAATACTATAAGTAGTGTCTTCATCCCTTTCTCTGGGAGCTTGCCACAGTGCTTACACCGAAACTCATCATCAACAAAATTAGGTGCAAGCTTTTCAGCCATCGTCATCCCCTCCTATCCGATTTTCCTTACTATTTCCACCTTCAGTTCACCCAAAAGCTCCGCCTGCCTCCTCAACACCTCCCCCTGTTCTTGAACCATCTTGCCTTGTTGCTCGATGAGGGTGGTTAACTGTGTCAAAGCTTTAGTGTTGTCTGCAACCACCCGTGTCAGGTCTGAACTTTTCTGTCTCCCAAAAACCGCTACCACAATCCAGGCTACAACCCCAAGAGCGAAAAAAGCAACCCCGTATTCTGCAATTTCAACTGGCATATTCAACGCCCCCTCCAAATTAGTACCTCCTTATGATTTTAATTAGATCGCAGTTTTCTATGACTTTTACAGTTTTGACATCCCCACCAACATAGACACGTTCATCATCCGCAGCTATAGCCATAATATCGCCGCCAGTCACCCCCATACGGGTGTGGATTGAAACATAATCAATATAAAGCAACCAGGTTTGTTGCCGTGGTATCGGTTGCATATACCCTTTTAACCCTAATTGGCAAAATTGTTCCTGATGGCACATTGCTAAAAACAATAGCCGTCCCGCCGGTTTCCAAATCCACCTTAACATCTCCTGCCCCGCCAACCCAAATGCCTCTGGCTACATTAAATAAATCTTCAGTATCGCTTGGGGTCACAGGTTCAGCATTTGCCGGAAATTGCAGGTTATCAATTTGCTCCTGCAACGTATCCATTTTCGACAAAAGCGCAACGAGCGTTGTCTGCGTCGCAAAGTCTTTCTGCCCAAGCGCCGTTAGCAATGCGGCCAGATCTCCCAGATTAGTATCCCCCGCCTGCGCCTGCAGTGCAGCCAAAAGCCCCCGGAGTAGTCCAAGGGCCGAGGCTTCTTCTGCTGTTGGGCTTGTGACTGGTTCGTCGTCAATGCTTCCAACAAGCTCTTCCATGTCAGGGTCTTTCACGCATGGTCTAAAAACACCAGGGATTCGTTCCGTCACTTCAATCGGGTTATTGTCCGGCGTGTGTAGCATTTGTTTTAGGTATATTTTTTCCGCCACGCTCATCACTCCTTATCCTAATATCAAGTTTAACAGCGTTTTAACTGTATCGTTGGCGTTAAACTCATGATCTGCGTCCAACTCATAATCCGCATCGCCCCACATATCACCAAATCCAAACCCAGCCGCGAAACGGTCAAAGGGTTTGATTGTAGGAGCCATGTACAACTCCGGAGCTGTCCCGCTTGCGTCAAACGACACATCGACTTCTTCGACAATCCCCCGGGCGTTGATGTCGAGTTCCGAAAATTCGCCCAGCATGGTGTCCATTGGCTCAAGGGCAGGATCAAATTGCATTTCATCCGGCGTCCAGATAGTCGCACCGTTCGCTGATTCCATGACTACATTAGAGCCAATCAAGTCAGCCAGAGGAGCTGACATAATCATTTCATTCTCTACAACCGCAGTTGGATTCCGGTACTTACCTCCCGCGCCCGGGTCTGTTTTGTAAACGTAATCCTCCTGATAGACCACAGATTCCAGCGGCATACCCCAGAGCTTGAATTTAGCCCTTGGGGTTAACCGGTCAAATGTTGAGGTGTTATGCAAAACAATCGTGCAACTGGTGGATGTTCGTTTAACTATCCAAAGTTTCGCTTTTTTTAGTTCCAGTATTTCCAGTTCAATCGTTTCCGGCCTTATGATTTGTTCAAACTCAATAGTTACATAGGTGTTATTAACGTACTTCGGTCCGGCAAGCTCATCTTGACTTTGATCGTGCAATAATTGCCTTTGAGACGACACCAGATAATTCGGAGTAATCGCCCCTTTTATCTGCACCCTGTCATAAACCTGTGGTGTACCAACCTCTTTGGAGATTGACGCCATGTTCCGGGCTTTAAATGTCGATACCGGAGTACTTGTCCTGTAGGGTTTGATTACAAGCTCACCCTGGGGGCCAAGCATCATTTTGAACGCTGCCCTGTCGCTTGCAAAGCAGGTCTGAATCACTTTATTGATTGCGTCCTCGATGGTTTGGTCTACAATCTGTAAAGTCCGGTCATAAACGGTGTCAGGAAGTTCAGGGACAACTAAATTAAGCGGATAAAAGAAATCAGTCCTATTGGTGTACTGACCCCAAATCTGGAACGCATAATCTTGCTGCAAACCGGTAGGCATTGTCCTAGTAACCGCTACCCTAACACCCCAGGATTCTCCTCCGTCATCATTAGGAATATATCCTGCGGCGATAAGGCTAACTTGAACATCGTCAGAGCCCGAGTTTTCAACCCTTATTGTTTCCGGGTCGATGGACTCTTCCATCGTCACGAAAATACTGTCCGAAAATTGGCCAGCTTCAAGAGTGCCATCATACTCGCCTATTTTAAGGTCTTTGTAGGTGGCAAGCCTCACAATGTCGCGGAGAACATCCACCGCTGACCAATACTCCCCTATTTTGCTTTTATATGGCCTTGCCCACAGCTCATAGGTGATAGTTAGATCGGAGGAGGCGTTTCTCTTTGTTAGTCCAACCTGCATGCCTGTACCGTTGACAGAAGGGCTAAATAAAACATGGATCGGGTTATATTTGGTTTTGTAGGTTTCCAGTGAGTCCCCTGTCCCACCGCCTGTCACTCCGGTAATCCGAATCTGTAATGATTGTGGATCCCATTCATCAGCAAACAGCAGGACAGCGTCTGCGGAGTTGGTTCCTTTTTTGATTTTAATTGCTCCGGTTATCCCCGCGGCGAACTCATACGTTACTTTGACTGTCTGCCCGTCTGCGATATTTCCTTCAGCGTTTCGGGTTATGGTTGTATAGCCATCGGCATCCAAGCCGACCGCATAATCCCACCACGCCTCCGGATCTTCCTCGTTATATGCAACGTAAGTCATTGTTTCGTCCTGGTTCGTGATGATAATCCGGTGGTTCTTTTCGCCGTCAATGCTTTTATTCTCCAACCTTACGGGATCTGCCCCGGCTAGGGTTATCATCTCGTTCCTAACCTGCTCGGTAAGCGCCACAGCAAAAGCAGACGAGGTATTAGGTGCAGCAAGTACATCAAAAGAAACAGTTACATCCGATTCAGACAGGTTGGATATAAGGATAAACCCAAAAGTCTCTGTCTGTCCGTACACTCTGGATACCGTTACCTGCCCCGGCGTTTCCCCGCTTACTACGATGTTTGTCAGTTCCATGCTTTCTGGATACCATCTAACCGGTGCAGGAGCATCTATTTTGACTTCTACAACCTCTCCTGCAGGGATTGGCTCATCAACTGTAAACCCGGATATGACAGTTTCTTTGTTTTTTGCCGGATACCGGGGGCCATAGGATTTTGTCATCGGTAAGGTTAAGAGGTCCATGTACTTGTTCTTGGCCTTGACCACTATTGTCCCGCCCTCTATACCCCTAGATGCATTGACTGATTCGATTTGACAGGTTGCTATCCGGTGGAGTTCATCACCATATCCTAGTTCAAGACCGACAGATTTCTCGCTAGAAAAATACTCCTGATATGGCGCCCCTTCTACCGTAAACCTGCCATCATTAGCTAATTCCACTGCCAAATCTGCTTCCAGCGCCGCTTTAAGAGTGGTTTGGGCCGTGATGATCTCCGAAGAGAGACGGGAGGGAGCAGCCACGATCGTCCCATCCCGCTCCCAGAGGACCAGTTCTGGTCTGTTTCCATTCATAATAACCACAGGATTTTCCCCGTCAGCCAAAAACCTGGTCACCCCCGACCAACGGCCGGAGGAGATGGATCCTCGGTATATACCGGTAACGGGGTCAACCGTTTCACTCCGGAATAAGCACCGGGCAAACGTGATACCATCCTCGTCCCAAAATACAAACAGAGAGAGGTCAGAAAATGATCCCCCGACCTCCCCAATGTTCCTTCCCTCATAGAGGAGGGTTCTTTTTGCTATTCTCATCCATACCCCTCCCCGCTAAAATTTAGACCCGGCTAAATGTAATGCGCGGTCTCAGCCTAATCTTTTTTGTCGTGTCAGTTTTAGGCACCGCTGGCGAAAACTGCATATATACCACTGGGCCATTGCTAGAAGCATAATACGAATCACCACCATTAGTATATATCGCTTCGGTAATAGTCCCAGTAAGAGCTGCTGGCCACTCAAACAAAAATTCCCGGTAAAATGCGCCTGTTTCATATGGTACTACCTGCAACAATGTGGGTTCTGTGTTAATTGCTGAATAACAAGCAGTTCTTGTTGGTAATATGTCTCCCGAACCAGTGCCAAGCCGTATATATTTTTTGTAATAATTTCCAAAAAAATAATTCTTGTCAAATTCACTGTTCGTGATGAGCTCTAATCCCCTGTTTAGAACAATAGACGATACATCCACGTCTCCTATACCTTCAACGTTAATAGTGTTGATAACGGGAGTATCGGATAATCTCTTCAGGTGGAACGTATAAATTATTGTCAAAGTATCTTCACTTGTTTTTTCGACCGCGGTAGGATTGCCCTGGTCATCCGCGAAAAGCATTCGGCAGAACACCTGAGGATTACTGCTGCTGCTATTCCATGTGATACCAACCTCTGTCCAAGTCCCAATCGCATCATTTAACCCATATTCATATGTTATTCTCATTTGACGATCTGCGCCACTACCAAGCGATGACTCAATGAGCGAACGATAGCAATTAGTTGTAGACCCGCCATAAGCTTGGAGTGTTGTATCTGTAGATACCGGGGTTGACGTACCTGTTCCGAGAACGCAGTAACCGCCAATTGTGCTATTCAGATGTCTTTCTGATGCCATACGTCGTAATCCAACATCCGTGATGATGTTGTCAAAATCCAGTTCTTGCACGATGATGCCACGCCGTTTTTTAATGACATGGAAATGCCCTGATACACCGAGCCCTACTGATATTGGATCTTTTGGTTCGATATAACGGCGCACGAGTATTTGAGGAATTCCTATCTTCATTACATACACGCTCCTTCATACGAAAAATTCAAGCGCCTGCAATGACGCTGTCATCTGACAGTCATCAGCGAAAAAATGCGGCACAGGTAACGCCAACTGCGATAGAGAGGGCGCCATATTCACCGCATCACTAAAAATACGAGCTGCCGGAAAAACCATTTGAATGAGACTCGGGACCATTTCCACTACATCATCATATTGATAAGCAGTTTTTACGAACTCTACAATGGTTGACGGAATCATCTGCACACCTGCGTCATCAGGATCTACATAACCACCTTCAGGATAATCACCAAACCAGAACACGGTTTTCTTCCATTCTAGTGCTGTGAGCGATGGCGTCATAGTAGATCCATCTCCGTCCAGGACTATGGGCAAAAGCAGTTCTGTCCATGCGACATGCACTGATTCTGTGCCGTCAGCTGCCCGCATAGAATATGCTAGGCAGATCCGTCCGTCCGGCATGGGCATTGCCCGGACACTGGTGATCGCCGCACCATCCTCCGGCACTATGACCGCTTCCGCAAACTCTCCTTGTTTACGACCGTATAGCACCCCATCGGCGCCGGCATAAAAATTGTAAATGGTCCCTCCCACCTGGAGCGCTTCGCAAGATCCACCGTTTCCGATTTCATCATAGATTCTGATTACATTAAAATTCTCATCATACTGCTCACGGTAGACCATAGCCTTGCCGTTGACCGTGTCTGTATACGCTACATGGGGCAAATCCGGCCATCCCGGATAATGCGATGGCTCAAATATCAGACGTGGCCGCGCGGCTCCCGGTGCCAGGATCTCCCGGACTAGACCATTGACTCTATGAGTCGCACGATTGACTGTCAGGATCTTGATATAGTCACCCTCAATAATGGTCAAATACATAACGCCGCCGATTATGGCGAGGTCTGGATCGCAAGAGTTTGGCCGGAAATTCTCCCCTACATAGGGAGGATCAATATCAATAACAAGATTGGCATTAGGGTTAGCAAGATATCCGTTGGCTAGTGCCTCCTTGAGTTTATCCGAAATTTTCTTCATGGTAGCACCGCCCCGTCTGGCCCAATTTTCCCGAGCGTGATTAACTCAATTGTCCACCTATATTTCATGTCCGGCCTCGCTAGATATGGCTGATAACTAAACCCTTCTCCTGACCACGTTACCACCCATTCTTCGGGTGTTTCTTGCCGACTATCGCGATATATAAAGGGTTTGGGATCCTTTGTCTCGTAAAACGAATTTATAAGAGAAATGTCATCATCTGTCATCTCCACCCCGGTTATCCTTATTATTTGGCCGCCGTGGATAACAGCAGATTCCTGGATAGCGACACCGCCGAGCATTTGCTTAACCGCTGTGCGTGGCTTTGGCCTGTGTCCGTCCGGGTTGAAGTCGTAATGATGGCGGAGGAAAATTTCCTTCTCCTCCACTGTGCCTTTGTTAAATACGAGGGAATAGTAATCCAAGGCTTATCCCTCCCTAGTTGTAACTGATTGCCACTTTTTAGATTTAGCATTGGCCTTAGCGATTCCTGCTTGCACGCCACTTTCAATGCGCTTATTCAGATCTCTTTCGGCAAGTAAGCTACCGGCTGCGTTGACATTAACATAGATGTTCTGCACCGGTGCCACCACATTGGAACCAGGAACTCCGCGCCCCATGTAGGAACTTGGCAACGTAACTTCCTTGAAATTTGCCGTCGCAAAGTCGATTTCCATGTTGGCCGTCGAAGCCTGGATGGTGAAGCTCTTCGAGCCGCCACCAAATAAATCGCCGAACAAACTCCCAAGAAGCGCAAACGGTCCTAAAAACGACAATGCACTGTTAAAAATTTTTCCTAGTCCGCCGAGGAAGCCACCGCCTTGCTGCGGCAATTTGCTTCGATCAATCGGTACATTATCTGGAATCTGAGAACTCGGAGACTTGCTTCCTCCCCCAAATAAACCTCCAAGAAATCCGAAGAGACCGCCTTGATCACTTCCGCCAAAAGCGGATGTAAACCATGATTCCATGATCTTACCGGTTTGGCTGTTGAAAAACGCCTCGGTGATAATGTCCGCGATTCGCTCCTTGGCTTTCTGCCTGAGATAATCAACCAAGCTATCAACGCCTTTTCTGCCGCCATCGGTCAGTCCTGTCTCGACAGCAGAGGAAAAGTTGCTCTTTAGGTCATTGGACAGATCAGCTATATAACGCTTTTCGTTATAGTCCCGTTCTCTCTTTAGTTCGTCTCTTTCGGTTTTCAAGCCTTTTAGTTCAGCAATAAGTTTTTCGGTTTCGTATTGGTCATGTATGGATTCGGCGATTTCCAGCTGTTGTTCTTTTACGGCGATTAAGGCGTTAATTTTTTGAATTTGAAGGTCGATGATTTGTTGTTCAATTCGCAGAATTTCCCGTTTAGCCATGGTCTGGTTCCAGTGGAGAGAAAGGATTTTCTTTTGCCCTTCCAGCTCGGAAATTTGGCTGTCGATCTTCGCTTCTTCGAGTGCCAAAGCGGCCTCCGCGCGTTTACCAGCGTACTCATTAGTGATTTCGAGAAGTTTCTGCTGGTGTTCCTTTTCGAGGGTTTCCAGTTGATCATAGGACAGTTTAGTAGTGTCGTACTCCCTGGCGAAACGCGCTTTTTCCCGAAGAATATCCGCATTCTCAAAGTCACCCTTTATTTCCAACAAAGCAGCTTCAAGTTCCCATTTTTGAGCTTTGGTTTCAGCATCCCATTTCTTAGTGAGGTTCTCTCGTTCAATCCGGTACCGCTCGCGAATGAGTTTTTCCCGCTCCGAGCCAGCCGCAACGCTTTTTAGCTCTTCCTCTTCTTTTTGGTTTAAAGCAAGAAGCTCTCTTCGGTAACCTCTTTCACGAGCCTGCGCCAATTCATCTTGGGCTTTTTTCGTGGCATCTGTTAGTTCGTTTTCGAGTTCCTTTTGTTTCTTGAGGTAATCATCTTTCTCTTTATCGGTCTTTTTGACGGCTCCGACTACTTCTTTCCAATACTTAAGTTGATCCTCGAGGGCTTGGTTTTCTCGAGCGTAGATCTCGAATTTGTCTTTGGCGGCCTGGTATGGAGTACGCCCATCGTCACCCCCGCCGCTTTTTGTTGCTGGCTCTTCTTTAAAAATATCACCTTCAGCAGCGATAAGTGCTTTTCTCTCGGCGATGTCAGCATCAAGATTGAGTAGTTTTTCCTGGGCGTCGAGGGATTTCTGACTAACCTTCTTTTCGCGCTCCTTCGCCTTCAGAAGATCTTTTTCAGCCTTAAGGTAAGCATTCCGATAGAAGCGGTATTGGTGTTCCCAAAGGGGGTCTCGTTTTCCATCCAGTCCAATTATTTGGTTATCGATTTGCTGGATTTCGAGCCACTTAGCCTGTGCCTTTTTAAATCTCTCTTCGGCAACGATACTGTCTTCCATTGCCTTTTTTACCGCCGCTTCATTGTCTTTAATGGTTTTTTCCAAGAGCGGCCGTTCCATCTCTGCCCGTTGAATAGAAATATTCAGTAGTGCTTTACGAACTCCGAGCATTTCTTTAACGGCATCTTTGGCCTTGGCGGTATTAATCGAAATCGCATTGCCGAGGTTATCCCATTGGGTTACAGCATTGGGAACAATCCTCCCGATCTCCTTAATTACATTATTAAGGTTTTCTTGCTCCTCTTTTGACCGTTTTTCAATTTTATTCAGTTCTTCATACTGGTTAATTAGCTTATTTAAGTTTCGTGCTTTATTTTCATAAGCTTTTGCCTGATTAGCTGTCGTATCAGCGAGATTTCTTTCGGCTTCTTCCATCCTTTTTTGTTCGCTAATAAGTTTCGAGATAAGGGTTATTAATATTCCGAAATAAGCAACTACTGCCCCAGCGATAAGAAGCCCTTTTAATGAAGCTGCGAGAAATCCAATCGCTTCTCCTGCGGCTTTAATTTTGCCGGCGAACCCAGCTCCTGAAGCGATCCATTGTAAAGCAAATAGTAGGTTGCTATTCTTAACAATTGTAATTGCCGTCTTAATAATGCCAATAAGTTTATCAATTGCTAATACCGAAGCTGAAATCGCCAAGGTGGCGCCCGTTGCTCCAGTAGTAATTAGGGTTAATGTCCCAACAAGCTCTTTGTTCCTGCTAATCCATTCGGTTGTTTTAATTAATATATCATTTACGGTTTCCAAAAACTCAGTAAGAGGTTTATCAATTGTAGATTCCAATGCCCGGTACAGTTTTTGGACGTTTACGGAAGTCTGCGCCATTTGTCCGCTAAGTAACTTTGCCATCTTCGCCGCATCGCCGGTGAAGTAACTAGCTTCTTTAAGCAAGCCATTATACAGTGCCTGTCTTACCCCTGCGTCAGTTGTGACACGCATTAAGTCGGTTTCTGAATAACCAGCTTCTTTTAAGATTATCGACAAGTTTTTGGTTAGACCGATATTATCAACCAGCATGGAATTCTGGTTCTTAATACCCTCTGTTGCCCCTCTGATAGCCTGACCAAACCCAAGAGAACCCTGCCTATTAAATGCCGCGATGTCTTTGAACCGCTCCATTAAGTTGATAGATTCCTGTAGACCAAAACCGGACATCATAAGGTTCTTCAATCCGGTTGCTGCATCAGCTAGTGTCATAAGGCCGTCTGCAGACAAATCTTTGGCAGCCTGGTTCACCGCGCCAACGTCGTGGTGGAAGGCTTTTGCCACACTGCTTAACCCTGCCAATGAGTTTTGCATATCAATGGTTTCTTTAATTGACCGACGAATTTGCATTACCATGGTTGCAAGCGCTGCCGCCGAACCTATCGCCATGCTTTGTATAGCTTCTTTGTGCTGCTGAATACTCTTTCTGGCATCATCAAGGCCTTTGGTTACAGAAACACCATAGTCCTTGGCCTGCTTGCTCCCTTTATTGAAAGTAGCTCCAATGCCTTTTAGGTAGCTATCCGTTTCATTAACAACTTGCTTAAATTGCTGGTTTTGAGCGCGGATAAAATAAACTAGATTGCCCAAAGTTGCTTCGGCCATTATCTCACCCCTTTTAAAAGGTATAAGAAAGCCATCCTTATTTGGGCGGTTGGTCTTTCTTCCGTTCTGTTGGTTATGTTATTGGAAGTTTGCCTTTTCTTTGTTTTACAATTCTTCTTCGTCGAACTTACTGCCGACATATTGATACCATATAGACGTATTATTATCAAATCTCGCTAGAGAGACTTTCGTATACTTGTGTTTCCACTCGCTCATTTCCCCGCTGTCCTTTTTATTGTATGTTATGCGGGGTTTTCCGTATTTCTTTGTCAATAGCTTCCGGGCTTTTTCGAAATCTTCTTTATCCGGCCGCTCCGAAAACAGATTCCCGTACTGGACTTCAACCAATCTATCATCATCAAATATATAGTAAAGTTCATATTGATTCCCAAATAACATTGTTTTGTAGTATAATCTGTCGTTTCCTTCTCCGGTAAGCTCAGCTTTTTCTTTTTGCTTTACTTCTTCCTTGCTCATGCCCCATCGAACATTCCTGACATCGTATTTTTCTGCAGAAGCGACAATTACAGCAAAAACAACACTGACAGCTAAACACAGTACAATAAGTAAACCAAATAGCTTTTTCAACCAAATCCCTCCTTTTCCATTATTGTATCATAAAAGAATATGTCGTTCAATTTACCCCTTTCTGAGTTTGTGGGGTCTGTTTGCAGCTATCACGCCTTGCAGCGCACGGAGCCCATTCAACGGGTCGCCTGTATTTTTCTTCTCTGGTACCCGGACCGCCGGAGCCAATGACTTGGCAAGTTGTCGAAACTCTTCTTTTAGTGCTTTAACGTTTTTCATACTCGGGGACATCCCAGCAGTGGAAACAGCGATATCTAAAAGACGGTTATATTTCGAGACCTCTTCCAACTTCTTCAATCTCTTCCGCTGCCTAATGTGTTTAAAAATCAAGGGGAGTTCCCGGATGTAAATCTCTTTCAAGACCTGCGTCTTTGACAGGTGAAACTCTCCCATGATCTGGTAGACTAATGAATCAAAGTAATAATCTTCTTCGGTCAGTCCTGACTCTGACTTTTCTTCTTCGCCAGAGTCTTCATAAAATTTCTGATCTCATCCTGAACCTCCGCGAATTCGTTTACTTCGTAGACCTTCATGCAGATTCTGGTGAGATCGGCGACACCGAGTTTGCGAATGATATGTTCATCGACGTCCAGCACAAATGCAACGAAACTAAATAGTTCATCCGCAGCAATCGTGATGATTTTCGGAATGTAACGCACCATGTCGGTAACAGTTAGAGATTCTAAGACTTCATCAACTGTTTGACCGCTTTCCCCGGATAATTGCCTTGATACTTTTTCAACCAGAGATAACGCACGTTTGGCGATCTCCGGGTATTTTTCTAATGTGATAACAGGAATGGTTATACCTTTTATTTCGTTCATCTCCGCTACACTCGCGAAGTCTTTATTGTTGCGCCTCTTAATAAAATCAAACATCTTTCGTCCTCCTCTTTTATAACAGGCCCCCCGGGTATTCCGAGGGGCTTATTGCTTGTTATTGTTGTTTTTAGGCTTTAAACCGCCGTCGTGAAGGTAATAACCTTCGGTTCGGCCAAGGCGTTCCCGTTGAGGTCCTTAATGCCGGTTCCGATGGTTGCCATGTACTGAGCAGACCCGGCCAGTGCCGCCGTAGTGGTTAACCGAATAGTTTTGGTTTCCGCCTTGTAGCTCACATTGTAGCTACTAAACGGCGCTCCGGAAGTAAGGTTGGTGATGGAGGTGTTGGCCTTAATCACGGTCGCAGGATCGATATCTTCGCTCATTACGAAGTCAATGGTCAGACCGGAGGCCTTCGCCACATCTACATCACCATCGGCCGGAACTGTACTTTCGACCGTCGGCGCGACTACGTCGCCATCAATCGCCGGATCGCCGATACAGAAGTAATCTTTTCCGGCCGGCTTGGAAGCATCACGAACAGCAACAAAAGTGACGTTCGCAATACGTTCGCCGGTCCTGGAGTATGTCAGCTCAATAGGGCCTGGTTTCGGATACGCCTTGTAAATGGTGATGTCCTTTGATTTGTCATCATCGGCTGCACTCGTCGGATGAAGCACCAACTGTTTAGCATATTGGAACAATCGTTGCCCAATCGCCTTTCCTACTTCCAACTTCGATTCACCGTTAACAGTTGTTTTCTGCGCCCAGGGAATAACCAGCGCCAGAGTGTCAACATCAGTGTAAATCAAGGGAATGGTGAAAGTAAGTTGGTCGTTGGTAACGACCTCATCAACAATCCCATCTTCCTCGGTTTCGATGTTTTGGGTTTCAATCGAATAAGAGAATGTACTGTCTCCTTTGGTCCGTCCTAGCTCAGTACCGCCAAAAGTAGCAACGCACGGACCCATATCCATTTTTTCAACCACTAAAGGTTCCATTTAAGCACTCCCTTTCTTGAAGAGATTGAATTTGATACGAACACTCATAAAATGTTCGTTGGGAAACGAGGGATCAAAAAGTGGCCCAAGAGGTTCTTGAACCGCTAAATTGAAATTGTTATATCCGTCCATGGTTAGGAGTTGGTCATCGAAGAGTTCCACAATTCGGGCGGTCACCGGCCCCATTAACTCTATATTAGCATTTCCGGAAGCGTAGTTCGGGCAATAGAAATTAATTAACAGAGTTCCATTGTAAATCTTTGAATCAGGATCTCTCGGCGCGGAGAGAACATGGATAGTGAAGCAAGGATTTTTCGTTCCAGTTGGTTTGCGGGGGCCTTTGTAAACGTCAATTTTATTGTTAAGCAAGTCGCCCAGAGTGGTTTGACCGGAAATATTTTTGTCGTTGATTAGGCGGAGCATCACCGGCGTCAATATTTTGTTGATGTCCATTTACCGCGCCCCCTTCCTCTCCTGCCAGCGGATGTAGGCTACTGAAGCGGCCTGCTCCAGGTCAAGTTTTTCAACAGCCATTTTGTCAGCAAAGTATTTCTTGATTAGAGGTTCTATCCAGTCAATGGCGCCCGTGAGGACCCAATAGCCTTCTTTTGTTTCTACCCAGATAGCGTACTCCATTCCAGCAGATAGGCAACCCACAAAATCATTACCTTCAATTTGGATGACCGGGGTTTCGTTCTGAGATACCAAAGACTTTATGACTTCCGGAGGGGTATCCGCCGGCCACTCCTGCATGGTGTCCAGGTTGATTGAGATGGAGTTTCTAAGGTTTGAAGTTCTATCGGTCCAGGGTCCGTTTTGTTTTACATAATTGACCATGGCACGAAGGATGTATTCCATAGCATCTACGATCGCCCGTTCCTCAGCCTCCACAAACCTGGCCAACGCCTCCAGGGCCTCTTCGATTCCATCAAAACCGACTTCAATGTCCATCAGACAATTCCTCTTTCATGGATACTTCAAACACCGGGCCGTAATCCCCGGGGAACACCATCCTAAACCTTCGCCCCTTGCCATCGATTACTATGTCGCCACGCTCCAACGTCGAAAACCCAGGTTCAAACGTGATGTTTTTTCTTCCAGCCCACATGGTATAATCGCTTTCATATACCGTCTGGACCTCGGCCGCCCGTTCCCGGCCAGACTTCGGAAGTATGCTGGCATTAGTGATAGTAGCCACCATTGCCTCATGCGCGTCTACCCAATTGTGGTTCTCGTCGTAGCGCCCTTCGATCAACCGTTTTACGACAACATTCTGGGAGACCGGGGTTTTTGGTAACCGCATCTTAATACACCTTCTTTAAAGGAATGGTCTTTGTTGTCCCGCCGGCCATGCGCTCATAATACTTAATCGCATTAACTTGACAGTTTCGTTTTACCACACCATCCTCCTGAATTTGTTTAATTGTTCACGATAATTCATCGTAAGTTGATCAAGTACAGCTGCATGACTTCTAAGTGTTCTTGAGCGTTGACTTGCAGAGCCGGAGTCACCAAAGCTAAATTGTGTATCGCCAATTTTGAAAGAGGAGACCGCTGACATATCGACCTCGGTGGTACCTCCAGCTCCAGCATCCGTACGATTTGTTTCGTATGTATACTTTAGCAAGTCAACAGCCATATTTGCCCATGTAAAATTCAACGCTTCGGGAATGTCTCTTGTTTCTTCGATGTTGCAATGATTGCAAATAACAAGCCCTACTTCGTCAATTGCAAGCTGCGCATCAACCTCGGTAACTGCACCAGAATCCACTAAAGCTTTAACTTTAGCAAGTGTGATTTCCAAAACCGTCATGGCGCATTACCTCCTTTTTATTCGGCTTGTGCGGCTGCAATCCTCTTCTTTAGCTTATTTGCACTCCAATTAGGATTTACTTCGATGCCAAGCTTTTTGGCTTTGGATCTTAGCATACGCAATTCTTTTGCCTCGGCTTCAGGATCAACCTCTTCGGTTTCCTCGGCTTCGGCGACATCATCACTTTCCTCATCAGCGGTGGGGCCCTCAGCATCCTCCACGGTGGACTTGGCCACCGGGCCTTTATTGATTATCCATCCACCGCGAGAAAGAAGATCAGAGACATCCTTGTCATCCACGACGATGTCGGTATTTGCGGGGTAAACGACGCCTTTATATTTTACAGTTCTCGCAATTCTAATCGTTGGCATTCTTTAGTCCTCCCTTAAAATACTTTCATCACGTAAATATCGCTCATTCGCTCAAAAGAAGGAAGAACGATCTCAGAAACGATAGTCTGAACATTGACCGGATGCGGCTCCTTAATGGTAGTAATTGCAACGCCAGTGTTAACGATGGAAACAGAAGCATTCGCATTACCGCTCATCAGGTCGAACTCCTCAGGCGTGGTTCCAAACCAGGTGTTACCAAGCGCATACGACGGAAGCAAAGTTACATACCCATCGGGGTAGAACTTACGATCGACACCCTGCTCGTCCTTGAACATTTTATCATACAGGGTAATGGTAAGCTGGGTCTGATCCTGGATGAACTGCTTAGCAGTGTTGCGAGTAACAATGATACTAGAAGCACCATTCGGATTGATTGCCTTCGCAATAGATTCGGAAGCAATCATTCCCTTGAACGTGGTGGTGTTCATGAGAACTTCAACAGCCTTGACACCGAACTTCTCAGCAAGAACTTCAGCGGCATCAAGCAGGTCATTGATAGGATCAGAAGTGCTCTTATTAGCCAACGTCCATGTGCTATCACCAGTGAGTTCGATAGTGTTTTCGGCAGCCCAGGCTCCGTCAGCATCATAATTATATGTGTATTCGATAGGCCTTCCATTTTCAGCGGTTGCAGAAATTGCAATGGAACCACTATAGAGAAGAGACATTCTCATACGTTCAGCTTGAACAAGAGCGCCATCAACCAGATTTGTGATGTCATCGAAGATGCGAAGAATGGTAGGCTGCGCGAACTGCTCACCCTTGGCAAGCAACGTTTCGATGTCCTGGCGATCCTTCTCTCCAATACGCATTGCCTCGCGGAAGAACGGCATTTCAGTGGAAAGCTCTTGCACGCCAATGCGATCACGAAGAGCAGCTTTAGTATCAAACGCCGAAGGCTGGAGCGCAACCGGCAGGTTGTTTCTTCCTTTGATCCAAGCAAGACTAAGACCTGTCTGCTTAGACACCGGGAAGTACTTTGTGCCGATCATGGGATCTTTCATGTTAGCATTTACATCGGTCCAATAAGAAGCAATTGCTTTACTCTCGAAAATATCATAAATTGATTTTGCCATAATATAATTCCTCCTGTTTCTGTTTTATTGTGTTGCTTAAGCTTAAGCTACAGTCACAATTGTCTTAGCCGAGCTAGGCGCTTTGCCAATGCTAATTGCCGCAGCCGCAGGCTTAACTGTAATAGAACCGGTAGCCAAAGGCGTAGACGTTGTTTTTACTTCAAAGATCGCAACTTTTTTGTCTACTGAAAGCGTAATACTTTCAACTGTAGCCTTTACAGTGGTTTCTCCAGTAATCGTCCAATTGGTTTTAGATGTGGCCGCGTCAGAATACGTTAAGCCACCAGCTAACGGAACTTCAACAGTATCAGTGCCAGCTTCGGTCGCTCCAACTTCATAAGTAAGCGGAACAACAGGTCCATAGTCAACCGTGATTGTATCCCCAATCGGAACAAACTGAATCTGCTTTAAAGCAGTAATAGCATCTGCAGAAGGCACAGTGGGCAAAGCTGCAGTTTTAACGAACCCATGAATGACTACTGCCAGCGTAGCATCCCCATCTGTAACATCATAATCATTAAGAACAACGCCAACAGCTGTGGAATCATTCGCAGGATAAATAGTGCCGGCCTTTACGATGTAACGACCATCAACCAAAGTTGCAAGACCCGGCGTCACTGCATCCGCTTTCGCGTGTTTAAAACCAAGTGCTACATAATGGTCCGGGATTGCCAGAATCTGAGGAGTCGGTGCTCCGTATTCAATAGCTTTCATTTTCATTGCCATGATATATATTCCTCCTATAAATTACTTATTTTGTTTCTGAGCTTGCAGGTTGAACACCCATCATACCAAGTTTGATTTGGGCAAGGCTTTTACCAAAACTAACTGAGGGATCTGTGGATTGTCCACCTTTGTCTCCATCAACGGGAGGTGTTCCAGCAGGTTTCCAACCAGCAGGTTTACCAGGCTCGGTCTTGCTTGCAAACAAAAATGCCTTGTCCTTGCGAATCGCTTCACACTGCTCTTTGAATCCTTTTGTGATCTTTCCTGATTCATCTACTTCAATGGCATCAAGATCGAACAAACTCATAACCATCTCAACATCATGTGGCTTTCCTTCAGCATCATCCAGCAGACTAAGTTTTACGGCATTTCGCTTTCGCTCTGCTGCAAGCTCCTGTTTGTACTTTGCATCTGCGGCCTTGTTGGCATCCTCAAGCTCCTTGACTTTGGCCTGGAGTTCGGCAGCAGTGCCTTCAAATTTCTTCAAACCTTCAATTTGCTTGTCTCTGTCGGCCAACGATGCTCTGGTTGTTTTCAACTCATTATTAACTTCGTTGAACCTGTGAATTGGAATGTAGTTGCTATCAATCGCCTCCTTATGAAGCTTTAGGATATTTGTTGCTTGCTCCTCAGTAAATCCTGCTTCCAATAATTGTTCCTTTGTCATTGATATTCTCCTTTCGATGCTACGCTTTTTACGTGGTTTCGTCCACGACGCATCTTATTTTATCTTTTTATTATTATATTAATCCTATTTACAATCATTTGATTTTACAATAGGATTAAATACACAGATAATACAGATAACTATAATAAATAATTATATATATACTGATATTTATTAAGACGCTCAAGATCTTTTTTGCTAACAACTTTAAGTCGGCTTATATCCATATTGTGAAGCAAATCTGCTTTCTTTACAGAACGAGCCAACTTGTTGTTTTTAACTCTATTCATCGTCATCACTATTCTACAGTTACTATTATATCACAAACGCTGGTAATGTAAATAGCAATTTCATATTATTTTCCAATTTCTTTAATATTTTTTGATGGCTTTGCTCATTCTCACTTTTTCATTTTTACTTCAACAACAATTACTTTTTCATTGCCAATTTTCTCAACTTTGCCTGTATGTACAACAACAAATATGCCACTTACCACAACCTCTTCTTGTTTGTAAGGGCTTATGTCTGCAACATCTAAACCTTTAGCTCCTTTGATCTTGTAAACAACACGGTCAACAATATTATCACCACCGACAAATGGTATGTTTTTGTCTCTTCCACGTGCGGCTTTAGCAATAAACTTTTCGCTTTGCGATGTGCTACGCAATCCCCAAATAAGTTCTTCGCCTTCAGTGAATGGGCTTGAAATAATCTTGTCACCATCCAATTTAAAACCTTCAACATTTTCGATCCTATACAAAGTATCATATTCTTTATTTGAATTTGAAACAGCCTCATATATTTCAAGCCCTGATTTTGAGAACGCCTTCTCTTTATCAGTTCCATTCAAGTATGCATCAGCCTGCGCGTTGAGAGTTTTATAGCCGCCCGTTATATATCTAAATATAGCATTCTTCGCTTCCTCTGAAAGCACCGCAATCGTTGTGACAATAATAGCTGAAACATCGACATTTAAGAACTTATGCCTTTGAGCCTTTACTCTAGCTTTAAATTCAGGACTGCCATATTGCTCAACCCATTCGAAGAAGCTTACGTCCTGGCCAAGTTTGATGGACTTGCCTTTTCCATCCTTTGCTCTTGCAACCCTATCGTCAGCAACCTTGCCTATATCATCATCCCCAAAATATGGTATGGTCGTTGAACGACAATTCGGATGTAGAGGAGGCCAGTTTATTCCTGGTGTTGCCTCTTTTATAGGGAATGTTTTGCCATTAAGCTCTCTGCAAATATCAGATGTTCTAGCATCTAAAATGGCAACATACTCATATTCGCCTATTCCATTATCAATATATGCTTGCATTGTGGCTTTATTGCTAATGTAATTCATTTCAGTGCGAGCCAATCTCTTGGCATTATTGTAACTAACATCAAGCTTTTGAGAAAGTGTTCTAGCTACACTAGCAGGACCTTTGCCTCTAACGAATTCCTGCGGTAGAATTTGCTCAAGCTGTTTAATAAGTTTGTCTTTATTAGCCCATATTCTGTCACTATAATTTTGTCCAAGCCACTTTTCTTTTACTGCAGCCTCAATTGTCCTTTTACCAGGAGTTGTAAAACTAATCCCAAGCTTGGCCTGTTTTTGAGCATTGAACATCGTACGATAATAACTATCCTCATAGCCTTCCTTCAGAGCCTTTCCGAGTGAGGCAGATTGACCTGCATATAGCTTCTCAATATTATATCTTATGTTATTGTTGAGTTCCTCCAGACGGGTCATGTAGGCCTTTCCAGAGAGCCGCTTCAAATGAGACATATATTCCTTCGTCATAGGAGTTCTGCCCATTTTAGCAATCTCATCAAGATATATTTTTGCCTGAGCGTTAAAGCTTTTTTTCTCGCTTGGCTTTAGTCTTCTCCTTGCCTCAGATAAACTTATTTCATTATCTTTTGCATACTTAGAATAAAAAGCATGAATCTCTTTTTCAATTTGCGCACTAGCAGCTTCATATGCCTTTTTCAATTCGCGCTCGTACTCAAGGACAGATTTTTCACCGCTTAGGACAGTTGCCTCAGCTCTTCTTATCCAATAATCCTTGTTCGGATTTACAGGCATTATGTCACCTCTTCTGCTTGATCATCCTCGTTCCGGTTCTCATTGCCAAAGCCGAACTCATCTTCATCTTCGTTTAGCATTTCTTCACGTTCTCTTTTCATGCGCTCCAATTCCCTTGTTGCATCTGTAACCCAAGGATGATTTGTAAGAATTGTCTCGTCACTAATGATACCAGCAGAATCTCTGCAGCTTGCGATGATTTCGCTTTCATTAGTAATGTTGTCAGTATTGAACACGATTTCGTATTGCTCGTCCATAAAATCGCCAATACCTTTGTTAAGCATGTCTACCTTGATAAACCAGATTAGATTATCAAGAGACGCAGAGAATTCATTAGCCATGTCCTGCATATCATTATCAAGATCTAGATACCGAAACTTTATTGCTACACCAGAAGCATTGCCAAAATTTTCAGTCTGAATATCTACACCAGAACCAAACTCATAGATGTCTTTCCTAAGTCTGTTAAGATGGCTATCAATTGCGGCAATATCAAGTTTGTTTTCCACAGTAGTCATATCGCCATCACCAGCCACAAATACAGTCCTAAATGTAGCCAGGTTCTGGACGAACTCGCCTTTGTCAGTGCCATCGTAGTTCTTTACTACCTTAATACTATTAGGAACATCTTGAAGCGTATTCGACGTATCTGAAGTGTTGATATCATAGTCATCTATCAGAGGCTTTACCCACTTCAATAGGCTAATTTCGTCCTGGTTGTATTTGAATGCAATGAATGGAATTCGCTCCCACGTTGCCTGCTCATTGACAAACACCTGATTGCCATTCTCGTCCAGTTTCGGTTTGCCATCTTCGTCAATTACAGGCTTCGTAACAACAAAGTGACCACGTACCTCACCAGTCGGGCTTGCATCTAAATCAGGCTCAAGACCTTTGTCTCCTTTGATATAATACCATACGCCTTCAACAGTATGATATTCCACTTTAACGACTTCCTTCTTGTTGCCGTCCGCATCATATTCAAACATAGTGTAGAAACGAATAACACCATCAAGTTCAGTGTGATCAGCATCTGCCCAAAATGGAATTACCTCATCAGAAGGAATTCTCTTAAACTTCAAATTGCCTTCCCGATCGTAGTACGGTTGAATCCATGCAATACCATTAAGAATTGCGTGCTTGCCTGTATTTTTTAGAATACACAAAAACGAACGATCGATGTACTTGCCAAGTTCCTCACCGAATTTGTCGTTATCGCATTGAATTGTTAACTCTTTGCCAAGCAGGTAATTGACTTTTTGATTTGTTAACTTTTTTAAAAACGGATGAGGGAGCCTTGCATTGCTTAGGTTCGTTACCTCCTGCTTTATTCCTCTTCTATCAATGTAGTATCTCTTGCGTTCGATTATATCGTTTTCATTTCTATAATACTTTTGTGCTTTATTCATCATAGCTAACTCTTCGCTATTCTCAAACTCAGTAATACATGAATAAAGGAAAGATTCCTGAGGCTGTCCAGTGTTGCTAAGTCTCTTTAGTCTAGCGGTTGCCTCAGCCATAGCGGGCGACTTATAATTTGTGTATGTGCTGAAATACATCTTTCAGCCTCCTTTTATTATTACCATATGGTTTTATATTACCAGCTAAAGTTGCTTGAACCGAGATCCTCCGTAGCATACCGTAAAGCGTCCATCAAATGGTTGTATTCTTCTATTGGATCGGTTGTTGGTTTATTCGTATTCTTGTCGGTTTCCCATACATAGTTGTTAAATTCAACAATGCAATTTATACAAGAAGGATGGACATATATTTTATAGTCCTGCAATTTTTGAATGCCAGCTTTAACTGATCCTTTGCCCTTCTTAGCTCCGTATATTCTATATAATCCAAGGTCTTTTAATTCATCAATTGTTTTAGGGTCTGCTGAGTCTGCACATATTCTTGCTTTTTCAAATCCTTTGTACTTTAGCGTTTCGTATATATCTTTGTTCTTCATTTGCGTTTTATACATTTCGTCGTATATGAATATGACCTTTTCTTTCTCATCAGCCAATAACGCGATAAAGGCTGTAGGGTCATTTGTATAACCAAAGTCAAGGCCATGTAGTTGTCTATATACTGGAGTATCGTCGCTTCTTAGCTTTCGTTTTAGAGCATCAGCATCAAAGTCAAGTTCCTGCCAATTCTCAAATACCAATCCTTCTGCGATACCCCATTCTCCAAGACCTTCAATGCTATATCTTCGAGGATTGTTTTTCTTCATATCCTCAAATATCTTCAAATCATCAGGACCAAGGAATTCGTTGCAATCGAAGTTTTTAGTAATAGCTAAGATATTGCCATCTTTACTAAGACCATTACTGCCTACCTGATCGAAGAATCTCTTCTTTAGCCATATCTTCTCAGACCAGGGGTTAAACGTAAATGTATGTTGTTTGAATAATGGCTCTGGCATTTCGCCTCTGATTGACAAATCAACTTTATCAAAATCTGCCTCATTGGTTATTTGAAATGCCTCTTCCCACCATACCCAGCACAGATAACCATCTTCAACAGTAATAGAAGTAATGCTTTGAGGATCATCCAACCCACGAAACATTATCTTCTGTCCACTTGGTATATACGTTAACTCAAGCGGTGATTTATTCGCTTTCCATAGATGACTAACACCTAACCTATTTATAGCCCATTTAATTTGAGCAAATGTACTATCGCGATGAGTAACGAAATACTTTCTAATAACAAGCGCGCAAGGCTTCAATCGATATAACTCCCAGAACTTCATCATCATGTATGGATACCAGAGTGCTGACGTACAGGACTTCTTGCTGCCACGACCACCTTTTACTACTCTATATCTGCCTTTGAATTCCCAGAACGTCTTGTAGCCCTTGCCGACCAGTTTTGGGAGGTTCTTGTTAATTACCAATCCATTTGTCATTAATATCTACTCCATTTTATGTTTTACTATTGATTTGATTCGTTAGTAACCTCTTTTTGGTATATATCTACAAATCTCTTAAATAATTCTATATAATACAAAGGAATAGATATAACAGAAGAATAGATATAACAGAGAGAGAATATAGAACAGTAGATACAGATGCAGATATATTATCTGCCGTATACTGCAGCTGCGCGCGCGTATATATAGCAAGCTTATTTCTAGCTTATTCATGCACAAGCAAATAGCATTTTTTCTTAGCTTTCTCTTGCACATATTTAGCTATACGCGCGCGAGACAAACTTAATCTTCTAACTGATCCTCACCAGAAAATACAACAGCACCATTCAGGTTGATAGTTTCTTCGTTGAATCCCTGCATTTTGTTTAATTCAGACACTGCAGAGATAATACCCGTATTGTGTGTAGCAGTAACGATTCTTGCTTTTCGCTTTCTAAGCAGCTCTCTCGTGTATTTCTCCGCTTTGCGCGGATTCTTTTTAATCTTTTCAAGCAAGCGCTCAATCTCGTCGTCGATTGCTGTCTGGATTTTTTCGTATTCTTCGACGTTCCGCTTGATAACACCTTTTAATGTCTCAATTGCCTGCTCCCTAGTCCACTTAGTCTTTTCTAGCTCCGCAGCCCTAATCCGATTCATCAGAGTGTCATACCTTTTCGCCACCTTTTCCTTCTTTAGCAAAGTACTAGCAGCGCTGTCTATACTAGCCCATTTCCACGATGCCTTTTCGGGGTACGCTCTCAGAAATGCCTGCCTTTGACTTTTACCCCGTATTAGCTCATGTATGAATATTTCTTCAGCCCTAGTCAATTCACTTCTAAAGTTCTTTCTATTTTGTTTTTCATTCTCTTTGACTTTATCATTTTTAGCCATTAGATTTCGCTCCTTTCCGCCAATATAGATATAAAACAAAAATACATTTAAACACGCACAAAAGCCAAACCTTTTACAGTTTAGCCTAGTGCTTTATCTTTTGATTTGCATTTTATAATTTGTGTTTTATTTTATAAGGTTTTGCACCTTGTCAAGCCAGGCGTATCGGTTGTTTTGTGGCTTCCCACGACGCCGGGCCCCGTAAGGGCCGAGCGTTTCGGCCGGGTGCCATCCGGCCATCGTCAGGTGGGCCTAGCGGGCGATTTCGATGATGCCGTATAGGTTGTTCTTGTAGATGTCAACTGTTTTGCCAGCGTTCCTACCGAACTGTTTGTTTTCAATCGTCTTCCAAAAAGTAAATGTTGCCTCTTCGTTCATGTCATATTCACGTGTAATCTTACCATTTGTTGTGCATTTAGCATGGGCCATGTGAACTCTAATAGACTTTTTATTAACCTTAACAACTGTGCCAGTAATAAATTTCTCATAGATGAACATACCACCCATTGAATTGTCTCCATTGTGAATTTGTACCATTTCGTTAACTTTCATCTTTCGTTCCTCCTATTCGTGTTTGGCGGTTTGTTCCGCCTCTGTTATTATAATATCACATATTGCTAAAAATGTAAATAGCAAATACACATTTTTCTCAAATTTTTCTATAAAGATGGAGGTCTATTTTGCCGGGATAAGGCTCCCGGCTAGCCTTTCTGTGGAGTATTGGCAGGTTTTGCCTGCTTTCTTTAAATTGCTTTCGGTTTATCCGATAACTTTTAATATATCGACAATATCCTGGTACTTTTTGATACCCTTACTTTCTAATAACCAAGTTTTTATAGTATGTGCAACCACAGGCCAGATCTTTACCGGTTAGATCATAATCATCACACCAATACCGGAAATTAGACACAGGATCATCACCTTACATCCATCCTTTCGGCCAATAAAACCTAGCTTTTATTGTATCTCTGGTATATATTTTTTTAATATTTTATATATATG